GCATACGTTAACCAGGCGGAGCGCCTCAAAAAATTTCCATGCATCATGATTGCCTTCAGCCACCAGCTCCACGATCTTACACTCGAGGCCACACTCATTGAAGAAACAAAGCGACTCGGTAGTATTCGATGTGGTTGTCTCCTTTACCAGCTGTAGGTTATGGAGTCCAGTGGCCAGGGAGAGGGGAAGCTTGTTTATGCCCGTAGTAGTTTCTATCTGCTCGGGAGTGATCTCTGTGCTTACAAACGAACCGTTACAGCAGCAGTCTTGCCGAAGGATTAATTTGAAACTCGGAGTCGGGAATGCATCAACAAACTCATCAATGAGATCGCTGGTAGCGTAGATAGACTGACAATCGTTAACGATGACCATGATTTATATTTAAAGAGGGTGAGGGCATAAACCCCCACCCAACCGACACGCCTTTATGCAATCTTATGTAAAGGTAAAGCAGCCAGTCAAGCTTGACTGGATAGTTGGAGCCACTCCGAGGAGAACATCCAGGCGCTTGACAAATGCGTCAGCAGCGGTATTCTGACCCGTTGGAATTGCAAAGACATAAGTCTTTGGCTCCTGGTAAGTCAAAAACGCTCCGCTAACAACATCGTCGACCGCGATCGTAATCTGGGCGTAGTTGGTTGTTGCTACCGCGTTAAGATCGCGAGAGAAAACAACACCACTGTCCGTAATTACGGGAGGAGTTCCGTTCAAAGAGTTTGCAGCATTACTCCATTCCAAGTACTTGATATCAGCACCAGCGCCCTCGGCGTATACTGGCTGAGTAATCTGGGTAATCGTCGTAGCTGGCGTACAGCAACTAAAGCCACGAACATTCGCAGCAATTGCAACGCCCGTCGGGAAGTCGTAGATGTACGGGATTCCGCAGAAGTCCGAAACGGGGGTGCTGTTTGCCGTAAGGCGAATGCCTGGGCAACCGTTAGTGGCAACGTTCCAAGCCGTCAGCTGGGCGTCGTTGAGAACGCTGGTAGTGCCGCTGGCAACACCAATAGCTGATGCGGTAAACAGCTTGTCCTTGTCGGCATTGATTTGATCGCGAATCGTCCGAACAAGATCAATACAGCTGGCCGTCTGGCCAGTGCAGCAATCGGTGCGCAGGGCGTACGTTTTTACCTTCGGTGTCCCATTGAGCTGCCATACGTTGGCAGAAGTGAAGTGAACCTTAATAAAGGCTTCAGCGTCACAAGTGGCACACATGTAGGTAATATCGATCACTGGGCTAACAGCCGTCGTCGGGCAATATGCATTTACATATTTTACCTTTGCGCGACTAATAACATCCGTGCGAACAGAACCCGTAGCAGTTTTTACTGCAACAATAAACTCCGAGCCCGCAGTGCTTGGAGCGGCCCCCCCAGTAGGAGAGAGTATAGCAAACTGCCCAGTGTTAGTCGGAAAGGTTCCGTTCAACAGGGCAGCATTATTACCAACACCAACAAGGTATCGATAAATTGAACTTTGCTGATTGCTCATTGAATAGTCAATTTTTGGAACCTAGACTGAAGGTCGCCAGACATATCCACTGTAGCGTTAGCTACAGCCATATCCACAATCGTGTTATGGGTATGTATTGGCAACACGCAATCCACTATTCCAGTTAATACAAGTCCACTTGGAAGCCTATACGGAGTGGGCGCATAGTGCATCAGGGGTGGATTTCTGATATAGGTAAATACAATCTCATCAATGGTAAAGTCAGTCGGAAAAAGCAAGAGCGAACCCTGCCTGTATTCGGCATTGAGTTCCTCCCACTCAAACGAAGACTGAGTAAAAGTATCCTTTTGGTGCTCATCATCATGAGCCATGTTGAATACCCTTATAACCTTAGTGCCACATCCAGGCTTTGTTACCCTTGCCTCTACCTTGAGACTAAGCAAAAGGTCAGGAGGGAAAGAGGCCAAATTAGATACAGGCACTACCGTAGCGTCTGCGAACAAAGGCCTTATATCATCAAGGATACGCTGGCCCTCGCTCAATCCCTGAGTTCGGAAGTCAGCCCTGGATAGTACAAATTGTGTCTGGGCCTCGTTAAGAAGCCAGTCAATCTCCTGCGGCTGAAAATACCGCCGTGAAGATGTATCAAGCGAGTTGAACTTCTGCTTAAACGCAAAATGCATGTCCAGTATCTGCATCTACCTTACTCTAGATTACATTTTGTCATCAAATGAAGCCTCATCGGCTGGTTGTTTGGCTGCTCGAGAAAGTCTGCAGCTTCCTGCCTTGTAAAGCCAATGCGGTCAGCACCGTAAAAATAACTAGTGCCTTCCTTCTGAAGGTATCCTTCAATCGTCGACTCCTCGATAAGGATAAGGGTCTTTACCCTCGTCGGCGTCATGTTGGCATACTCCAGGAAGGACGTGGGGTCCTTGGTAATCAGATCGTAAAGCACGGTGTTGATAAACTCCGCCGAACGATCGGGCTGCCTGCGATTCGTAAGAATACGAACAATGCCACGCTTCTGGGAATCCGTAAGCTTGTCCATCTTTTTGATCGCATTCATTACCAGCGTAGCTCCCTTCTCCTTGCGAAGGATATCCTCCTCCTCGGAGTAGATGAAAAAGTGCGCACGCGGGTAATTTGGTATCTCGGACTCCGAAGGCGCTACAAGGCCGCTACCCTTGAGGACACCCAGCCAAAGCCAATCGATATCATTCTTAATCTCCCTCACCGTAGTTGTGTTACGGGGAAGCTTGATCTTCATGATAGCCGTATCCCAAAAAGGATGCTGCTTGCCTGGCGTTGCCTGTAAAGATAAATCGTAGCCCGTCCGCTGTTGAATCTCTGAAAGCAACTTCTCGTCGATATCTACACGATAGCGCATAGTAACTGGATCAATTGCTGGAGAAAAAGTTACGGCCTGGGCAATGCTCTTATCCTTGGGGAGTTCGTGCCAGCTCTCCCGCTGTATTGCATGAATTTCTACAATCATGTGCATAAAGGTTTAACAAATAGGGAAAGGGCAAAGCCCTCTCCCTCCAAAGCATGAAAAAACGATGACCTATGACGACAGTTCTTAGTCTTGACGAATCGGTGACAGCATGCCGCACGCAGTCACGTCATCGATTTGAATCCCGCAATGCTTCAAAGCATGCATCTCGTAGTATTCGCCAGCGTGTGCAGCAAACATATTATTGCCACCCTTAGGCTTGACCATACCAGAAACGTATACTTGCTCCATGCCGTTCTCCTTCTCGATCATCTTGATGTTGCTGCTTACCCCCTCTCCGTTGAGGTCGAGGATAACCATCCGCATACTTTCGTACGGGTATCCAGTGATCGGGTCGATGCCAGAGTTGATCCTTGGATCATCAAACTGAGGTACGTGCATCAGGTCGACGATCGTACCATTGGCAAATTTGAGCTGAGTTACTTGGTAACCAACACTCAAGGAGTTGCTGTGGAATTCGCTGGCAGCCTTGTTTACCGTGAAGTTGTCAAGGACCGTAAAGCCAGTCTCGCGAATCATCTTGCTGCCAGCATCGTGAATAAGGCGAAGGCCGTATTCCCCTGTGCCAATAACAACGCGACGCTCGGAACTTCCTGGAGTTAAACGGTTAACCTGGATGTCAGAAAGGAACTCCTGGAGCAGAGCCCCATTGAATTGGTTGAAGTTGAAGGTGTGCGACTCCTCGAGAAGCTCGAGAATACCAGGGCCAGACTTAACAGGGCGGCCCGTAGAGCCTGCAACCTTCGTTGTGCTGCGAGAGTACCAGTAAGTGTACTCGATCTCCTTGTAAAAGGAATTCCAGAAAGCAGCCTCGGCATAAGGAGCCCAGGCCCCATACATGCGACCATCGTCGCCTGGGATCTCCATAACAAGAACCTCGTTATGGGCATCGCGGGTCATTGAAAGCTGCTTGCGCACCTTGCTGAGCCTTGAGCGAAGCTCAAAAGGCATAGCGTATTGAGTCGAACCTGACTGGTCAGCACCCTCTTCGTACAAAGAGTACAGCTTGGCCCAGCGCGAACCTGGACGCAGGAACGAAACAGGAACCGCCATCGTAGAGTCGTTCGTCATCAGCTGAACCCGATAAACACTGCGAGTGCCGTTCTTAATTGGGCCAGACTGGATACGAACCTGATAACGGTGATCCCCAGGCGTTAAAACATCACCAGGGAGAAACACATCGAGATCCAAAGGAAGATCGAAAGTGTTGTAATTCGAGCCAAGGGGAGCCTGTGCCTGGCTTCCCACGTAAACGCCTGGGCGCTCGTTAGCTCCGCGCAAATACCAAGTCCACTCATCCGTTGGAATAGTCTTAACAGCATTCAGGCCGTCAAGCTTTCGTGTGAGCGGGTTTTCGCTGTATAACTGCGACGCAAAGATACGACGCATCGCCCCCTCCATAACTGTAGGCTTCGCCAGAAGCCTGTTGTAAAGATGCGACGCCTCCGTAAAATTCGAGTGCCAAGCCTGACGCCGAATCGTTAGCGAGTTTTGAATAGACATAATTTAGTCCCAGATTACGCCGCCATCATCAACAGCGGCAGGTTTTTCCAATGATTCCTTAATCTTCTTGACAACCTTGGTAGTAGCCTTCTTTACCATGAAATTAGTATCAAAGTCAGACTTCAGTAGCTTTGATAAAAAAGCCACCTTCCCAGGATCCTCAAGAGCCTTGTATAAATCTGCTGCCAACCCGCTAGCAAACGTCTTGCCTTCGACAACCGTCGGCTGGGTAGCGTAGCGCATTAATACCTTCTTCTCCCCCTCGGCAAATTGGTATCCCCCGAACTCTTTGATCTTAGAGATGCCGTTGGCAAGATTAGCCTTCCGCTTCTCGGTAGCCGCACGAGCCCTCTGTTGGGTTTCTACCTGGTTCTTTGCCAATTCGGCAAGCTTCTTGTCCCGATCATCAGCAAGCTTCTTGTAGTACCGCTTGGCAGTAGACTCGAGGTTAGCCCTGTTGAGGTTGTAGTCGATCTTCTCATCGACCTCGTCATCATCGAGGCCCTCGATTGCCTTGTAGTAATACCGTAGGAAAGACTCTTGACCAGACTCGGTGTTTACATCAAAAAACTGAATAGGAGTCTCGTTCCATGTACGCATGAACTCATCAGCATTACCCCCATTGAAAGTATGCTGAATAAGGCTCATAATGCCATCAGGCAGCTTCTCCTTCCAAGCATCAAAAGTTGCCTCAATAGTCTCCTCGAGGTATTTCTCTGTCTCGGTTTCAATAAGCTCCAGTAGGGTTTCGCGATCGACGTTGCCTGGGTCCTCCGAGAGAACACCAGCCTCGACAAGGAAGTTTATGTCAAGAGGAGAAGAGGGTTCTTCACCTTCATCCTCCTCGACTTCCTCCTCCTCTACCACTTCCTCTTCAACTGGCTCTGCCGCAACTGGCTCCTTAGCCACTGGCTCTTTTGCCTTGGCTTTTACTGGCTCATTCGTGGGGGCAGCTTCCTCAACCTTGTCGACCACAGGGGCCGCCGCGGGATCAAAACCATCCTCCGAAAAAAGCATGTTTATATCAATCGGCGTGTCCATGTTCTAAATTAAATGTTTGATGTGAAATAATGATTACTTTTTGTTTTTAGAGTTATTAGCGATTTTGGCATCAGACTTTGCTTTCTCTGCCAATATATCAACCTTGCGCTCCTCAATCTCTAGTTTTCTCTTATCTAGCAATAGCTTGGCGTGCTCGATAACATCTGGCACTTCGTTCTGGTTTACGTCCTGATCTTTGTTAAAGCCCATGGCAAGAATTGACTGCTTGGCAATTTCCCTATCGTATTTCAGTCGCTCCTCGAGTTGCAACAACTCTACAGCCTGGGCATGGCGCATCTCCATAAGCTGTCGCTCCTGATCGAACTTCTGGGCTTCCAATTGCTGCTGCATTTGCATCTCCTTCTCCCTCTGGGCCTGCATCTCGGCCTCCCCCGCGGTAAGTATCTCCTGGGCATCCTGCAAGTACCCAGCGCTAAGCACTTTCAATACAGTACTTAGGTTAACCATACCGTTTTGCATAGCAGCCTGAGCAAGCTGCTCAATGATCTTCTGGTTCTCGGATATCTTGGAGTTATCACTAATAAATACCCCATAGGATGCATTATCAAGCTTCTCCTGATCAATGGTCAGGAAGGTAAGAGTGCCATCATCAAGTACGTAGTTAAGACTCCTGGGTTGGTTCTTTGCATACGTCACCCTGGCCTGCTCAATCAAGGCCGTAAGTACGTTACGCTTGATCGCATCGTGATGCTGGAACGTTGGCTCGAGAATGTTGGTAGAAAGCGACAGAACCCGCTGTACGTTGCTCACAGCCTCCCTCTCCTGTATCTGTCCCTCGAGCTGAGGAGTTACCCCGAGGATGTACCCAGCCATGCGGTCCAGATAGTCAGCAAGCTGTATGTACATGTTGATATCGCTGCCAGTAGAGAGATCCACCTCCTTAACAAGCTGCGTAATATCCGAATAACGATTGCCCTCCTCGTTAGGGTTTAAGTAGAAATAAGGATTGGCTTCCAAGTACCTCTCGAACTCTGGAAGCGTAATATTAGCAGACTTCGTAGGAATTGCCCCGATATTGATAGCAACCTTGCGGCCCTTGTTTTGGGCCATCAGGATTTCAATACGGTACATCAGAATGTTGTACAGATATTGGATCGATCGTATACGATCAACCGCACTAATCGGCTCTGTATTATCCTTGTCATAAATGCGACCATAATACGGAAGCTTTACGTTATACAAGTTATCCATAGACTTGTGCTGCCCAGGAATAGGACGCATACGCTTGTAGATGCTGCGGCCAATACGCCAACCCTCATGGACCTCTGGTATCCAGGCCCACTTGAGATCAATATCAGTCTCTTGCTTTCGGTAATTTTCGGGAACAACTATCTCCTGCTCCTGACCCTCCTCATCCATATACCGAAGGAAACCAATCTTGCGGAGACTCTTAAACGTAACGTGAAGAACCCTGATGTAATCAAAGTCGTCGTTTATATCCCGCTGGTTGTAAGTAGCCGAGAAATTATCGTACAACTCGAATACCTCCTGCTTCTCGGCGTCCGTAAGCTCATCCCCGAAAACCTTGATGACGTCGACTGGATTCATCCTGTACTCACAGACAGCCCATTGGCCATCCTCGATGTTCATTATATCCCCATTCATATCACAGTCGAAATACAAAGGGTTTACAACCTTAACAGTAGGCTCACCGTTCTCCTCCCCAACCCAGTATATTTCAAATCCAGATATCAAAGCATGCTTGAGACCATGATTAAACTTCTCCTTAATATCAAGCTTTTTACTCAAGTATTGAAGAAGCTGATTGCCAAGAGCCTCAACAGGGTCCTGGTATTCACGCCCCAAATACTTTTTTACCTCGTAGGGTAAATCCTGGTCTGGACTCTGGCCAGTCATCACCGTCTGCATTATAGCCTGCTTGAGCATATCGAACTCCATCTGCTCCCGCCTGGTGGTAGCATCTGGATTGACAGCGACCACCTGATACTCAAAAGGACGCTTGTATTCAATACCCAATATAGCATTAATCTTCCTGGTGATAATATCCCTGTTCTCAAGGCGGGCAGGCATCTGGCCAACATTCTGACGCCAAGGATTCGTGACGTACATGAAGTCGTCCTCGTTGATCTTATTGCCCATGAGATCATAGTTGATCATCATCCTGTTGCGACGAGAACCAATCTCACGCCACATATCATCAGTAGCCATAAAGGCCAGGCTATCGTAGTAATCAATGATATTCTTGTACCATTGCTTCCCCTTCGAGTTCTTCTGAGACTGACTGATCCTGTGATCAGTGACATCAAATTTACGCATACTTCTTTTTGATTAGATCAGCAAACTCGGACATCGTATTACGCTCTTCGTGCGATCCATAGACCTTGCCTTCACTCTCCTCCTGGAGCTGAATCATTACCATACCAAAGGCAAAGACTCTATCGAAGTTACCCTTCTTTGGGTTGTATTTAAGCAACTCCTCCAGCAACCCCTTACTGTAAATATAATCAATGTTAGTGTAAACCCTTCCATCTTCGTCAGCCTCCCGCTCCATTAGTAGCCAATTCTTTATGTATTTAGCCATAGCGTCCTTAATCTGAGCATTCATGTGGACACCGTATTTGCGGGCAACCTTGCTGTTTCTTATAACCCCAGAGAGCACAGCATCAGGCTGAACACATAAAAGATGCTCCTTGCGACGTCTGGTAAAGTAACTTATAGCATCCTTTACCATGTTCTCAATCATTACTTGAGCACCGTAATATTCTGCCAATAGCTCTACAATCCTGTGACAATCGTCAGGAGAGGAAGGGCGACCAATATACTCGGCGACAATCATATCCCGAGTGCCAATCGAGGCCGTAGCCTTGTAAACATACACAGCCCCAAGCGACGTACCATTACTAGTATCCTGGACATAAGGGTCGTAGCCCATTTTGTATAAGCCTGGCGGGGCCTGGCGAACAGGATGCTCGTAAATAACGACTGCACCAGTAAGATCATCGGTTCGTATAGGATAATCGTTGATAGGCCGTAACTCATTATTCCAGTCAGGAATAGCCTTTACCTCACCATCGATATTTACCAGCGTAACCGCCTGGCCCGCATTAGCAAGCTTTGGATTGGTCCTGAGCCTGTTTAGCTGCGCATTAAGCTGCTCCGACGGAAAGTCGTTTAAGTCCTTTATCGTAAATGCCTCCGAAGGCGAGAAGGGGAATTCTATCGCATGAGCGGCCAGGGCCTTGATGCCATTAGGCTGCGAAGCCTTCTTTTTTCTGGCTTCATGCTCAAACAACTTAGCACCTTCAATATCCGAGTTACCTTGCTCGTCTATGAAGCCAGATAAGTTCTGGTAAACAGGAAAGAAGTGACCGCAAGAAGTACCCTCAGCACCGTCATCCCATATATTTTCAATGGGAAGAAGCTCGTACGGATCTGGATTGTAAAACAGATCCGAGAAGTCATCAGCCCCCTCGTCCATCTGCGAGCCAGTACCAAAGACGATGATAATACCAGAAGATTGCCCCCCCTCGGTAAAGGCTGGGAGTGTCGAGTTGTATGCTTTCTTAAGGACCCCGTTCTTGAAAGCGCCAGCCTCCTCGAAGAGCATTATTGTCCCGTCCTTGCCACGAACACTGTCTGGATCGTTGTAAAAGGTGCTTCCAACAATAGAGCTCAAGTACCCCTTATCCTTCTTGACCCCGTTCTCCATAACGGTATACCCAGACTTAACCTCCATCTGCCTATCGACAATCCGCTTCTTCGCCCAGGCAGTATGTTCGTTTAGGTGGGAGAGATACCTATGGACCATAGACATAGTACCGTCGGGAAACAAAAAACTCTCGTCCCAGGCCCCCACAATAGACAAAGACTCGCGGATGGAGTTGTACGTATTCGCAACCAAAGCTGCGTTCTTGTAACTAAACCCCTTCCTGCGAGCCTTTGCTATAATCAAATGTTTACCTCCCTCAAGATATAAAGGCGTGACGGATAGCTGAAGCTCCTTTAACCGCTCGGGGGTTGTACCCCACCTGGCGATCTCAATGAGATGAAAGTAATCATAGTCCCCATCATAGAAGTCTGGAAAGTCAATCCGCTTACTTACGGCCCGCTTCCCAGACCTGTCTTTTCGCTTGATTGGCGAGTAGTTGAGGTAAAAGTAATGGTTGCCAGTTATATGAGCACCAGCAACAGTGTATCCGTTCCTGCAACGATCAAGCTCCTGCTGCCACCAATCAATCCACTCCTGGGAGTTAGGCATCAAGTCGGTGTACCTTCCGTGCTTCTTGTAATAAGAAGCGGCCTCGCTGAAATACGCCGTATTAACCCATATCCCGTCTGGATTCCTCATGTAACATTCATATCTATGTTTACAACCACATCAACTGATAAAGGCGTGCTCATTTTGGGACCAAGGATTAACGCTGGACCAGACGTGTGAATCGATTGGTCTATCTTTCGTATGTATACACCGTTGTTACAGGAAAACCTGAGAGCAATGAAGTCATCCAATATAACAGATTCTATGAAGCAAAAGGTCCTGAGGGGAAAGGGACAGTAATCACTGAGGTTTACTTCGCCATTTGCCGCCTTATAATACCCACAGAGCTCGATTCGCTTCGTTAACAGATTGTTCCTAAACATGATCCCCGTCTCGCTTGTGTCGAAAAATAAAAGGCCACACAGGCGATGCCATTGCCAGTCAAACTTCTCCTCGTCTTTGAATTCATCGAACATGACGTCGACGGACATTCTGTTAGGCGCAAAGCGCAACCCCCAAAGCAGAGGCCTTGATCGTATTTCGCCCTGGTCAATCCTAAATTTTTTCATTGCTCAAAGTAATTTACCGTTTGCTGGGCCTTCAGCTTGGGAGCAGCAGTAGCCTCCTCCTTGACCTTGGCCTCCAGTGAACGCAAGTTTGAAGCCATCGCATCAATCTCCTTGATGTAGGCCGAGAACTCCTTAATCGTAAAAGGAGAGTCATCGCCCCAATCAGTCGACCGCATTATCGAGCTGAGCTTATCCATGGCCGACTTGGCAGCCTCCCACATTATATACGTAGGGCTCGTCTCCTTGAGCATCTGCTCGTAATAATCGGAAGCAGCCTGGATCTTTCTGTCTGGCTTAAATTCCTTGCCATAGACCATTACCGCCGCCTTTGATATTCGAGTGCTAGGAGGGTAAACCGATAGACTGCTTCGCGGGTCCTTGGTAAGGAATATGTACATAAACTCACGCCTGGCCCGCGTTTTTGTGACGGTATCGTCCCGATCAAGGATATCCTTAAAGGGCTTATGCAGATGAGCCTCTGGACTCAACTCAACATCTCCATCCCCGTAAAGAACGATATCAATCATACCACTTCAGCCTTAAAGGTGAGCACCCTGGTAACACTTCTCGCATCATCAATCACTGTAATCGTCTTCTGTTGTATGCCAGTAGCAGTAGGCGTAAACACAAACTCAATCCTGTTAGGCTTGAGCGATTTTATGACCGTACAGCTACCACATCCAACCTGAGCTCTGTAGTTGCCCATATCAAGGCTGAACTCACCAGTAACCGATTGGCCGACCTTTATCTTTCCGAAGTCAAAGACTGAATCTTCCATTCTGCTTTTGTTTTTAGCTTTGGATAACAATTACCATCACAGGCTCGATCGCAAAACAGTAGGTCAGGCATCTTGCAGCCACAATGCTTACAAGCCCCCTGGGCCAGGCAATAATGATCGGCCAGAATAAAGCGATTGTAAATCTGCTCCTTAATATGATCGCGAAGAAGCCAGCGAGCATTGTTCCAGAGAAAGTAACGGTACTCCCCCATCAGGTAGCAAGTTACATCACTCCACTTAAAACTCCCGTAGCGTATCTTTAAGATCAGAACCTTGATAGTCGGTGAAGTAAGAAAGGATTTGATACGGGTGAACATACATTAAGAATGGTTTGTTATCGAAATTATCTCCAATAAATTGACTGTCAGGATTTACAATCCATCGGGGACCAGCATTTGTTTGTGAAATATCGAGCTTATAGAGAAGACTCACCTGACCAAGCCGAACAACAGACCCGACGGGAATCTTAAGATCGTTCTCCGTTAGCACAATCGCTCGACCCGTTAGCATCTGCTGTCGCGCTTCCGTCGGAACTTCGATGCCCACCCTGCGGGACTCCAAAGGAGCCACGTAAATCAGCCCAGAAAGAGGTATCTCGGAGCGATTGATCAAAGTGGGGAAATGCCTCGCTAAAAACTCCTGCAACTCGTTTTTTGCCATGATTTTGTTTCAATATATTAGATAATTTAATCATAATAACCTCAATGTCCTTCTCCTCCATAAGACCCATGGAGAACAAAGTACAAAAGCCCTTAGCCTCCTTTATCGAGGTTATTGGCTTTACTCGTATCGTAGCAAAGTTCTTTAGGGTGATATCAGTAACTTCTGGATCCAACATCGACTCCCTTAAATGCTCAAAGAAAAGCCCCATGACCCTGATCCACTCATTCTTGTTGTACGGAGTAAGCCCCTCCTCATAAATATCCTCGACCACTTCTCTGATGCCGAACTTGTTACGCAGTGGTTTCATTGAGAGTTATTTTAAACAAGTAAGGCCCATCGGCTGGAACAATAAGAGGATTTATCCTCAAGTCTCCAGAATCCTCGACAATAAGGTTTTTTCTCCTCATGCGGCCAAGGTGATTCGATAATGCCGACGGTGATAAGCCAAGGCTTCGCTGTATCTTGCCCCTAACACCAGGAGTAAGTACAAACGTAGCCTTATTGTAAACAGCAATGGAAGTCAATATACTTACCTCCTTATCGGTAATGGCGTTCTGCTTTGCACCACTGGCAGCCTTAGCAAGCACAGCAACAAGCTCGTAATACGCCCTAACCACTGTTGTTCTGTCGCCAGAAATTACTTTTTGCATAAAAACCCAATATTAGCCCTAAAGCAAATACCAACCAGTTGTTTTTAGTTACAGCCCTGGAAACCAATCCAGGCTTTGTTCTTAAAATTTTAACGGTATCTCGGACTGTGTCTGTTACGATAATGTCTCGAGGGGGAAGGAGTTTAACAACCCTCCGCTCTAAGTATAGCGTATCAGATAGGCCTGGGGGACAAGCTGTGGTATCAACAAACTCAACCACCGTCGAGTCTATTCTAATCGTGCGCTTGACGATTTTTGTCTTAACCTCCTTCTTGGGAGGCAAAGTCGGCCTGGAGCATCCTATTGTCGAAGCCAGCGCAACCACGCTCGCCAGACACCATAGCCCCAGGCCAATACCAGCAAAACAGATCCTAAACCAACCCATCTAAGAAATCTCTTTAGCATGTTTACTAAGTTAACGCTTTTTAGCAGATTCTAAAGCTTCTTCTGAAAAAATTACGCCACGGTCCTCTAGGAACTTCCTGTGCGCCTCAATAAGAGAGTCGTAATATCTGGTTTTATCTCCGTACTCTACATGGCAACTCCTACAAAGGGCCATAAGGTTTTCAATCACATCTTTGCTTTTCGAGCCCCCCATGCCCTTGCAATATATATGATGGATATCGGTCGCTGGGGCGTAACAGAACTCGCAGACATGGTTGTCTGGCACATGCTTGAGATATACCTTTTTATGGATTACCATTTTATTTGAGTTGGTTGATTAATAACAAAGCAAAGATACAAATATAAAATACACAGAGAATGTTAACTTTGCCAAAATACATATAACGAAATGAACTGGAGTGTAACATTTGGCTACGGCGGCATGACTGGAGAATTGTTTATTAAAACAGACTTTGGTCCAGCGTTCCTACGGATAAGAAAGGTTGATGATAACATCTGGGCCTTCAAAGGAGGAACAATATCAATGGTAAACGGATTGATGTTTGGAGGTATAGAGATAAACTTCCATAGGTACTTCCTTCGAAAGGACGGAACGGTAAAAAAGAAAAGCGGAGGGATATCGACGCTCCCCGTATATACCTATTACCAGGAGGGCGAAGATATAATCTTCAGGCTCTGGGAAAACAGGACCCATAAAATCAAGAAGCCGAGTGGCGATGTATTCGACTATATTGGGGTTGTATACAGTTTGTCGGGAGGGAAGGCAGGAGTTGTTACACCCATAAAAGGTACATTATCAATAAACAAGAGCGAAAGCGAAGATGGCTAAAAAACTTTTTTCAGCCAAATCAACTTTTTTTTGGCCGAATCACAACCTTTCTCAGATTTCAATTGTTAGACTGATGTCTACTGTCAACGTCAAGTGTGCTGTGGTTCTTGGTCTGGAGGAGATAAGTTATTCAGTATAGCCTTAAGGCTTTACAGATAGCCACTAGATTGGAAGTTATTAACATAACTTCTCCCCTCTAGACAAAGACAACCAGTTACTTGTAGACATCTGCTAACAACAGAGTTGTGAAGCCGAGATCCAAGAATCAGAGAATGAGATTATAATCTCATTTTTTTTTCAACTAGATTAAAATATTGCAGGAATTTTATCGTTATATTTGCGTGAGTTTTTTTTCATACAAATGTGGTTTGGGAACCGTCAGGCAATGGCGGTTCTTTTTTTCAACATTTAAAAAAAATACATGAAATTATTATCAAAGAATTTAAAAGAATCGCTTGCGATAGTTTCGGCAGCGATTCCAACCAATCCAGTACTCCCCGTATTGGATGGCATTCTTCTTCAGGCATCTGGATCTCAGCTGGTAATGACCGCAACAGACCTCACGGTGTCGGTAGTTACAAAGGTATCCTACAGTGGCGGAGACCAATTCGAGGTTGTTGTCCCACGGCTGTTTATCGACACCATAAAGTCATCAGCCGCCGAAACTGCTGAGATAAACTTCCACAATAGCGATCACCTGATTGTAAAGCTGGGGGGGGGAACCTTTAAGATTCCAGTGATGCCCGCCAAGGACTTTCCAGCCCCTCCCTCTCCTGACGGCGAGATGGAGTATATTGGTGTTATCAACCTCGAGAAGGTAAGCTGGGCCGCCGCCAGCGATGAATTAAGACCAGTATTGGCAGGCGTTTACTGGCATCAAGAAAACGGGATTCTGAAGCTTGTCGCCACCGATCAATACAAGATGGCGATCGCGGAGCACAACATCCACAGCACCGCTTCCCTCTCTTTTGTTATTCCCAAGAGGTCAGTAATAAAGCTTGGAGGCGAACTGGCGGTAACTGCTGACGAAAAGCGGGTGTGGATAGAAACCCCAGATCGCACGATTATTGCTCAGAAGATTGAGGCAACATATCCTGATTACCAGCGAGTGATTCCTGCACACTTCCCAATATTGCTTACGGCCCCAATCGGGGAGGTAACTGCCGCTGCTCGGGCCATAGGAGTTTATGCCAATAAGGTGAGCCGATCAATGAAGTTAGAGGTTGTTGGCAGCAAGTTGTCATTGTCGGCCATTGATCTGGATGGGGGATGCGAGGGCGTGTACGATATAGAATGCGTATCAAACAAGGACTTCGAGATTTATCTCAACAGCTCCTTTTTCGCCGAGGCGGTTGGACGCCTTGAGAGCTTTAAGATGCATGCTATTTCTCACGACAAGCCCGTGATATTCGAGGACGAGAATTCAAGCCTGAAAGTACTTGTTATGCCAATTCAAAACAATCAACCATGATAGAACCAGTTGATGCTGCTAAAAAAATCGTAGATGCCGTCGAGAAGGACGGCATCTATATGGGCGAGAGCAAAGATTACGAGAACTTCAAAACCGTATGCTCGTACGTCTACAAGATGGGGTCCTTTACCATAAAGAACCTGAACGATGGCAGATTTATGGCCAAAAAGAGAATCAACTACACGGACAACCTCAGGCGTGAAATCAAGAGCCCAGGTACTTGGGTCGTCGCATGCGGCAATAGGTACATCATATCTTCGTATATGAATAAGTACTGGCCTAACTGGGCCTACGAGATTAACGAGATCGATGGCACTATGTTCGAGATAAAGTTCTTATACCTACGCGATCCAATTCGAGACAAGATCAAGGATTTGAATATCAAAGAACTCGAATCGCTGAAGAATTGGATCGAGGGACTAATTCAAAGTAAACTTTAATAAAATGAAGATGAAGACAAAAGTAAGGCTTGGAGTGCGGGTTGTATACCAAGGGCCTTTTCCAGGGACCATAGAGGATACAATTATGTACTCTGTTGAGGTTAACGTACTCTCCCTCCCTCAAGACATGGAAAAGATCAAGGAGCGCATTATGGCAGACTTGCCAATAACTGAAAACGACATCGTGATCGTACAGCCTATGTTTGTATGCCCTCTCCTTGGGGGCGAGAGAGAGCTTCCAGAAATAAAAGAAGAGCCATGAGAGAAGAGGTAATTACAATAACAGGAATCCTCCTCGTAGCCCTTTCCATGAAAAGCGAGGATGAGCGACTCAACGAGATGCGCATAGCCGAGGGCGGCGAGCCAATTCCCCAGGAGGTTGATCAAATGTCTGTAGCCCAGGAGGTGGGCAAGGTTTTCGAGGAGGTTGCCTCGGATATAGAGATTATCAAAGACCCATGGGAGGAGTACGCTGAAGAGCTTCACGAGGAGCGGGCAAACTTAGGAGAAGGACTTAGTCCTATGGAGAGGGCGTTTTACCAAAGATTCTATCCTACTGCCATGATGGAGCAGCGGAGGTACGGCATCCCGTTTTCTATCAAGATGGCCCAGGGGGCTCTTGAGGGCAATTGGGGTAATTCAAAGCTTGCCAGGGAAGCCAATAACCATTTTGGCATCAAGACGAACAGGCCAGGGGGCTATCCGCATCCTGATGACAGGAAGGATGACATGTTCCGTAGGTATGTCAGCTCCTGGGAGTCTTGGCGTGACCATAGTAAGTTCCTTCGGGAGAATCCAAGGTACGCCCCGCTGTTTGCAGATAAGTTCGATAGGAGCGCATTTGCGAAGTACAGCAAGAACGAAAAATGCCTTGCCAAGGGATCTTCTGGTTGTATCAGGAGGGGCCTAGATCCAAGGTTTAACGAGAAGCTTAGGGATCTGGAGCGCAATTGGAATACCCCGTACAAGAGGTTTGCCATTGGCCTTTCGATCCTCAACTACGCTACCGATGTAAATTACGACAGGACTTTGATTAATCTTATCGAGAAAAAGCGATTCTATGAAAGCGACATCTGAATTTATACTTGGTGATTGTATGTCCAGAGAGGATGGGCTGTACAAATACCCAGATAATCACTTTGATCTGGCCATTGTAGACCCGCCGTACGGACTGGGGCAGAGAACCACCAATGGCGGGACTCTTCGCAATTCCCAAGTAAAATTCAAAAACCAGCTTGCTGAAAAGCGCTGGGATGATGCAATACCCAGCAAGGAGTATTTTAACGAGCTGTTCAGGGTATCGAAGAATCAAATAATCTGGGGGGGCAACTATTTTGCCCTCCCAGCCCATAGGACGTTTGTTGTATGGGAGAAGATGAATTACCTACCCACAATGTCGCAGGTAGAACTTGCCTGGACTTCATTCGACAAGCCTGCGCGGATTGTAAAAATAAACAGTAACCAGGCCGATAGGGTGCATCCGACGCAGAAGCCAGTAGAGTTGTATACTTGGCTGCTACGCGAATACTCGACCCCTGGGGAGCTTATTCTTGATACCCACGTTGGAAGCGGCAGCAGCTTGCTCGCCTGTGCCCTCCAGGGAAACCCGTATGTAGGATATGAAATAGATCCCGATTACTATCGAATTGCAAAACAAAGAATCAACTCAAGACCAGTATTGTTATGAAATTTATGAATCTCGATTGTATGGATGCCACAAACGGCCTCCCTTCCCTTCCTGACGGCTTCTTTGATTTAGCGATCGTAGACCCGCCTTATGGAATTGGAGCCGACGTAGCCCAAAACAAAGCGGCACAGCAACGAATTAACGCCCAAGGAAAGACAAAGGCTGGCCGTGGTTGGAAGATGTACCAGGATACTAACTGGGATAGCGCTATTCCAAGTAAAGAGTACTGGGATGAGCTCTTTAGGGTATCGAAGAATCAGGTTGTCTGGGGTGGCAACTACTTCACTGAATTCCTGCCTCCTTCGATGGGATGGATAGTATGGGATAAATGCCAGAGAGATTTTTCTCTTGCCGACGGGGAGCTTGCCTGGACTTCGTTTAAAAAGGCGCTCCGTATATGTAGCCTCAGCAGGGGGCTTGCCCAGGCCAATAATAACAATACTGGAGGCAGGGTACATCCTACTCAGAAGCCAGTAAAATTGTACCAATGGATCCTGGATAATTACGCGAACCCTGGGGATGTTATTCTGGATACCCATGTGGGTAGTGGAAGCAGCCTGGTGGCTTTTAAGTCATCTGGTTATGATTTTTATGGATATGAGATTGATCCCACGTACTATAAAGAAGCAAACAAGCGTTTACTAAGCGTACAAACCAGACTGCTATGAAATTAGAAAAAAGCATTTTTATCAACGGTGACTGTATGGACCCCAATATTGGGATGCCAGCGTATCCTGATGGTTTTTTTGACTTAGCGATTGTTGATCCCCCCTATGGGATTAGCATCAATGCTAACATGGGGCTAAAGAAGGGCCAGAAGAAGAAGCACGAAAAGGTACGGTGGGATGACGAGATACCTTCCAAGGAGTATTTCGATGAGCTTGTCCGTGTATCTAAAAATCAAATCATTTGGGGCGGCAATTATTTTCCGCTGCCACCAACGAAGCATGTGATCTTCTGGGATAAGAAAACCCCCATCGGCATGAGCTTTTCCGACGGAGAAATCGCCTGGACATCATTCGATAGGGCTATCCGCAAGGTTACCCTTCGAAACACGACTGGCGACAAGATACATCCAACGCAGAAGCCAGTGGCGCTATACCAATGGCTTATCGATAACTATGCGAGCGAAGGAATGACGATCTTGGATACCCATGTCGGAAGCGGCTCGAGCCTTCTGGCCTTCGAGGCAAACAACCTCAAGTACGTAGGCTACGAGATCAATGCCGACTATTACAAGAAAACAAGCCTCCGCCTCGCTGGTGGAGTACAAACCAGATTATTCTAATGATGTTCATCAACGGAGATTGCATGCACCCGATAACGGGAATGCCTGCGTTCCCAGATAAGTTCTTTGATCTGGCGATCGTAGATCCTCCCTACGGGGGTGGCCAACACTTTAACTTCCGCTTTGATGAGGTGTACGAAAACCATGCTCCCAGCAAGGAGTATTTCGATGAGCTCTTTAGGGTTTCCAAAAACCAGATAATCTGGGGAGGTAACTACTTTACCGACAAGATACCAGTGAGCCGTTGCTGGCTGGTGTGGCAGAAAGGAAACCCGCTCCCAAGCTTCTCGGACTTTGAACTTGCCTGGACTTCATTCGACAAGGTGAGTATCAATGTAAAGATTGACTCCTACGGGTTTAGGCATGGTGACAAGGTCGGGAGAGGAGAGAAGACGATACATCCAACGCAGAAGCCAGTAGTTTTGTACCAATGGCTGCTTGACAAGTTTGCGCAGCCTGGCTTCAAGATCCTGGATACTCATGTGGGCAGCGGGAGCAGCCTGGTGGCGTTCCAGGAGAACGGATACGAGTACGTGGGATATGAGATTAACTCAGATTACTACAAGATGGCAAAGAAACGAATTGATAAAACGCAAAAAAGAATAGTCTTTTGAAAGTTGCATGGCTTTTTAGTGGTTGCCTGGTGTTTCTGGGCAGCCACCTTTTCTCCCTCCAGGCCCAGGGTATACATCCCCAGGATTTATGTGCTACTCTTTATGGGTACGATGGGCAGCCTGTTGCTACTTCGTTGCACGTAAGCGAAGAGAATGGATGTATTTTAATAAGGGGGATGCTAGAGTCAGAGCCTCGGACATGGGTATTTGGAACAATATCCAAGAGGGGTAAAGTGTATTTTCAGGATTGGGAGTACGGGATGCTGGAGTTCACTGTTTCCAGGAATCGAATAACGACATTATTTTACACCAACGACTACTATACTATAACGTATGGGCTAGCCGTTGACTACACAAAAACAAGAAGATGGGAGTAGAAGTAAAAGCGATTGGCATGACGATGGGCGTCGGCGAGTTTGCTGGCAGGACGCCAGAGGAGATCATTGTGGCCACGGCTCGGATATCAACCGAGAAGGAAGGCGATGAGTTGTTTGATAAGCCAGAGCGGCTTATTCAGTACACGATTGGCCACGGGCATTGGTCGCCTTTCGACATGGTTGATGTAATGTTCTCTATAAAGGGAATATCCATGGTCACCAGTCTCCACTTGATACGGCATTGGTCGTTTAAGCCACAGCAATTCAGCCAGCGGTATTCCAGGGTTTCCGACGGAGTTATTGAGGTAGAACTCAGGAATGCCAACAAAAACAATCGGCAATCGAGTACTGATGTGTCTGACAATTGGCTACAGGAGATTGCTCGCCGAAGCAACTATAGAGCCATGACTGAATACGAGACCCTTGTATCGAATGGCGTGGCCCCAGAAACTGCCAGAATGATACTGCCAATGGCTACCAGGACCAGAATGAATTACAAGGGGAGCGTTCGATCGATTATAACCTTTCTGGACCAGCGATTGAGCAAGCATACCCAAAAGGAGACCAGGCTGGTGGCTGAGGCAATGAGGGACATCCTTATCGAGCACTTTCCGATAATCTCGGGTGCGTTAAACAACTTCCAAGGAGCTGATCAGATTCCGATACTGGATCAGCTTGCGGTAATAAGGAATTTGCAAAACATTGAAAAAATCAAAGAACTATGGAAGGCGGCATGACGGAACAACAAAAGGCGCTTCTGAGCCTGTTTTCAATTCCTGTGGTAAGCGTGTTTACCGCAGAGCTCTGGCAGCAATCGGAGGTGCTCTTTGCTGCTGGCGGGGCGATTCTGTTGATATTTATTTACATCAAAATTTTAACCAAGCGATTATGATTGACGAAGTGATGAAATGGAGAACGGATTTTAGCATCCAAACCACCAAGGCTGGAGCTATGCTTGGCCTGTCAGAGGAATACATAGAACTCAAGGAAGCGTACGATAATTACATCAACAGCCTGCGCGTCGACGGCAATCCAGATGCCGAGTCGGTAAATGGCCTCAAGAAGGAGTGGGCCGACGTATTTTTTACGCTGGTGCAATTTGCCCATGTCTTTGGAATAAACATGGAGCAAAGCATCAAGGCGGTGCTCGAATCGAACTACACGAAACGGATGACGGTAGAGGAATACAAGCAGCTGTATCCCGATGGGAACTCGGATGCTTTCCCAGTAACAAAGGATGGGTATGTGTACCTATACGACGCAGACTTTAAGCTCCTCAAGGGGCCAAAGTACAAGCCAGTAGACTGGTTTAAGATATGAGAGATAAGATTGTATTTATAGCGCTGGCAGTCCTGGCTTTTTTGCTGGGCCTGCTGGCAGGCTACGAGTTCTACAACTACTTACCAAATTTACTACCATGACAGATCCAGAGCCTTTGGTTTTTGTAGCGCTCCCCAAGATGGGACACAAAGTCGATATTGTTCCAGCGATCAAGATCGGGGAGAAGGGAGATCACTTTATACTCGTTACGACCGACGGGATTATAGAGTACCACAAGGAGAGTGTTTTTTATACGCTCCAAGAGGCCCTGGATAGATTCAGGGAGTCTATCCTTAGGGATGCTTGGTATCTTTACAGCAATAGAAAAGTTATTCTCGATGGCGTATCATGATGAAATCGCGGAGACCCTTTCTCGGGAGCTGGGCAATAGCTCAGCCCCCGTCATAGGGGCAAAGGAATGGCCGCAGGAGGTTGCCCAGGCTGTGCTTGCCACCATGGAAAAAACGGGGGCTACCGCCAGGCTGATGGCCGAATTACTTAAAGTACCAGAATCAAGAATATGGAGATGGAAAGATCGGATACAATTCACAGATACAAAATATTTGCAATCCGTATAAGTTGCCTTGAGCTGTTGTTTGAAAATGCTTACATTGGCTTCGGACAGCGATACGGTCATCTCGGGTTTCTATGATAATACAATTTATTTTCTCTGTAGTTATCGTGGTGGCTTTTTGGGAGATAATTGATCGCCTTTTTGACAAGTAATCTCCCTTTCCCCTCATGACGGAACAAGATATATATAATATACTCCACAGGGAGCGAGTAACCTATAAAGAACTCATGAAAGCAATAGATACCGCTGGTAATATGTTCTATGAAGAAGGCAAGCTTGTGGTAAGGAGTCTGGGGGAGAAAAGGCCCAGGAAGGCCACAGTTCGCCCAGGATCGATCATTAGAACTGGCAATATAGCATTGATCGGTTTCTCTTATGCGTTGAGCGTAAGCAAGACTACGAGGACCAGCCGAGTGTTCAACCGAACATTTTATGACGGCCCGAGCCAATTGATAGGGTTCTTGTAGCCTTATCTCTGGGTTGTTTTCAAAAAAAACAAAATAATTTTAATACAAGCGCAATATGCCGCGCTGCCACTCCGTTACAATGGGGTATTTTTTAACCAAAACAAATCAAGATGAGGTACTTAATTGTATTTGCCATCCTCATGATGGTCACAGCTGCACAGGGCCAGGTTTTTACCAGCAAAGCCAAAGACGGAGAACTTCAGGTGACATCCTGGGAACGCCTGGTCTACTGCCAGGAAGTTGAAAACAGGACAATCTCCATCAACGAGTCGGAGACTCACTTCTGGGTGGTAATCGACTCCAAGGAGAGTGTATTCCTCGACAAAAGCCTCCTTCGGCAATCCGCCAACCAAGAAGACCAGATCCAGATGGTTACAAACAACGGATCGACTCTTGGGTTGCGACGCCAGGGCAGTTATGTTAAAGGGATCGCTTTTAAGACTGGTGATATTTCTATCACCTGGGGAGTATCTATTATCTGAACAAGCCTGGAGGGTAGAGGAATTGCCCTTTCCCCTCCAGACCAAAAAAAAACAGCATGGAATACGCAGTATCAGCATTTTTGACATTAACCCCAATGCTTGGATGGTGGACCTTCGAACAGCCCATGCATGCTACAATGATCTGTGGAGAGGCCACCTCGGAGATCATAGATGTACGAATTGAATGCGACGGAAAGACCATCACGGTTGAGTACGACAACAGAATACAGGAGTTTGTTGCACCACCTGTAACTAATTTCAGGGATAAGACATACGGCTTCTTGCAAAACGGCCAGGCCACGGCCACGATAGGATTCGATGGGAGAATCGTAGACTTTCAAATGTATGTCCAGAATTCAGACGAGATTAACTGGACAATAAATCAACGAAGATGATATTTATATCAAGCCCCTATAGCCACCAGGAGCAGCTTGTTAGGCAAAAGCGCTACGAGGCAGTAAGCAATTACGCCGCAAAGCTAATCAAGGACGGAGAGGTTGCTTTCTCTCCTATTACGTACGGGCATATAATTGTCGAGTTCGACAATACGCTGCCCACCGACTGGCTGTTTTGGGAGAAGTTCTGCTTCGACTTTCTTAGGTATTCAACCTCTATGCATGTGCTCATGCTTGACGGATGGGAGGCCTCCAAGGGAGTAGATACCGAAATCACAATGGCCAAGCTTCTCAATATTCCAATCACTTACGTAATGCCGAAGTAATGAAAAATGTATTTTTGCTGAAAGGAGATAGAATTGTTGCTGACAGAGCAATCATAACGTTCGAAGAGGGGAAGAGGGTCTATTCCTTCGAGAACTTTATACCCCACAGTACTTTCCATGAGACAGGTCTTGAGGATATGGGCGTGATTGTTTTCGAGAGTTTCGAAGAGTGTGTCGAATACATCAACGAAAAGATCGACGAGCATACGCGGGCTGCCGAAGCTCTCAAGGTTGCCAAGCAGCAGGCCGACTTCACAAAGATGTTTTCCTGGAACGGCGCTGTGGCCGAGTACTTTATTCCCAAGTACAACCCATCACGGCCAGGCTGCGCCGATAGGCCACCGACGGCAAAAAACGTCATCAAGCTCAAATCCGACGGCGATCATTTTGCTATTGAAGATCTGCTTGACCTGACGCTGGTAGCCCTTCGGGAATCTGTAGCCAGTCGCGACGAGAGCGATTACGACAGTAAACTAGATTTGGCTGTCCGAATGTTGGAGGAAGCCCGCGAAAACATCAAGCTATGAGTTGGGCCTCAGAAAAAGCGTGGAGCGTACTCGCTGACCACGCCCACAACGTATCCTGGTGGTGGTACAAGTATCTTTCCTACTCTAACGGCCTGTGGCTACTCTTTAAGCATAGACCAGAGCCTGGGGAAACCTGGGGGGCATTGATTCTACATAACGAGCGATCAAGCGCCCCGCGGGAGCAAGAAGTTTTTAACCTCAAAAATGTAATGGCCATGGCGGTTTCTGTGGGTTCTTTTATTACGACTTCACATATCCTCAAAGAGTTTATCTCCGAGACCCAAAAATCCCTCGAGGACTCTACTCTGACGGATACAAAACGAGCAGAGCTCGAACTGAATTTAAAAGCTCTTAATCATGCGTACAGCGTAGTTATGTTGTACGCCATGGACATGGAGATATTACCTAAAAGCGAGGTGCTTGCCGAAGATAATCAGCTGGACCTCTTTAACTCTGAAGAATATGCTAGTCAACAAGATTGAGTCATTATTGAACCTTCTCCCTCAAGACGTCCTAGAGGAGAACAAAGAGCGTATTGAAAGGGCTCTGGATGTACTATCTGGGAAGAAGAGCAAGTTTGAGGTCGGAGACTCCGTATGTCACTACCTGGTCGGAACGGTAACAGAGGTGGATGAGAACATGATCTTTGGGGTTAGCGTAAAGTTCATGGCGACCAACACACAGGTGACGTTTACCCATGATGGAAAACTCTGGGATACCGACGAGGAGCAAAGCCTCTGGCATACTCAAGACTTTATTGAAAAATTCTCCTAGCGGAGTAATTGTGCGGATGGGTGGGGCCAGGATTTTTGCTCAGTAAATGGCTCTGCCCATACCGTATAAAAAAAATGAAAATGCAGAATCTAGAGATCGTTTTAAAATTCGTTGGTGACGTCTACGGCCATACCTATGCACTTCCTTTATCTCTTGTTGATCAGTTTCGCGACGACAACAGGAATGTGTACACCGAGGAGTACAAGAAAGTACCAACGAAGTATCTAAAGTACAGGGTAGACCTTAACAAGGAATACAGACTGGTTGTGCCCATAGAGGAGGTAAACAGGGTACTTGTCCTGGCGAGGCCCTGGCTCAACAAAGATATGCCATACAGAGCTATAGACATGTCTGGAGAGGATTGGTACTTCCCAGAAAAGCCCTTTATGAATAAAAAATGGTGGATGCTTAACGACGATATGCTAGCCTGGGAATCTACCGATGGGGATATCTCCGAATCGTGGGCCAAGATGTACTGGGAGCAAAGCCTTCAGAGCTTCGAGGAGTACTCCGAAATCAGCCAAAAAGTAATTATCAAGTAATGGAGCGGACTAGCTTTTTTATCAGGCCCTGGCAATTTGCTGGCTGGCAGTACCGAGCGGTTGACAAAAGCGGCAACGTTTACTACTTTAGGGAGTTACCGATGTTGAGTAATGGCGCTTGGTTTCCCGCCAAGCATTACCTACAGTGCGAGTACGGAGGCAGGTACAACAAGGAATGGTCCGAGCGCAACTTTGATAGAAGCATGCATACCATGGATATTTACAACGAGGCCGTCGCCAGTCATCTGGATTTGCTAAAGAAAGACCTTTCTCCTCCTGACGGATACATTCAATGTGAGCATTACTGTATACACGGCATGAATTACGCGATACCCGATACCCTGGCTGGAGAGTTTAGGAAAGACGTAAAAGAACTCGCATCGATGGACCTATACGACAAGTACAACCAGTATTTTCTGGAGGAAGGCAATATCATCTATATTAAAGCCGTTAAGCAATAAAAAACAAGATCATGACAAGAAACGATTTGCTGGAGCTCATTATCCCTCAGAAAGAGGCATCGATTACTTTCTCCTTCAAAGAAGGCGATAATGGTGTAATTACGGATGCCAAAGGAAACTCGGAGGACATCAAGAAAGTGATCCTCTGCGTTCTGTTGGGCAACCCAACGATGCTGGATATCTTTACCAAGGCCGCTACCCTGGTTACTGAAATCATGGGCGAAGGGATGGAAGATTAGTGAAACGTCGGGAGGGAGAGAGTTGATTGCCCTTTCCCTCCAGACCAAAAAACCAACCATTGAATAAGCACGAGTTCTTAGCCCGCCCCTGGCAGTACCCAGCCTTTGATTACAGAGCTGTAGACGAGGATGGTACGGAGTACTACTTTACACGAACCCCAGAGATTGTTGGTGGGGCCTGGATACAGGAATACTTGCGTGGCAAGAAGTTCTGGAGAGTAGAGGTATCAGAATTATGGAGGGAAAGTCTACAGAGTAAAGAGGATTACAAATTATTAATCAACTAGCACAATGGAAAACGATATCAGGATTAGACCATGGGAGCACCCAGAACTCCCGTACAGGGCCCTCGACCAGGATGGGGCTGATTACTACTATGCCGACGAGCCATATACCAGTATCGGCGTATGGCGTACTACCGACTGGCAGTACCGCGGTTCTAATGCAACTGTAAAACAGGCACAGATGGAGTGGGCTGCCGAAAACTGGAAAAACAGCCTTCAAACATGGGCTGAGTATCTGAAAGCAATAAACCAATTATGAATATAAACGATGTTTTGCTAAGGCCGTGGAAGTTTCCAGAGTATCCGTACAGGGCGATCGATCAAGATGGATGCGACTATTACCATCGGCACAAGCCCAAGAGACTCGATGAGGAAGAGTGGATTGCTGATCTTCGGGGTTGGAACCAAAACAAGTGCCTGGAATACGGTGGCAAAGTCTCCAGCGACTGGGCAAAAGAATGGGAGGAGAGCCTCCAAACTCGTGAGGATTACTTAAAAATTAAAATCAAATCAATGAATATCGGAGACAGCGTAGAGTTAGTCTACAGGGGAGAAAAGGTACAAGGGGTAATAACAGAGATTGCCTCGACCTATTACGTGGTTACCGACTCGCTCGGTAAGGAAACATACGTCGAGATATGATTTCATTGGCCCTCCTTCTCATACTTGTTCCAATGGCAGCCATGGAGATGTACGCCGTTATTCTGGGGATCGTTTGTATCGCCTCTCTCCTCGAGACGTTACACCAAACACAGAGCGATCGACACACTCCTTGGCTGCTTTTATTACTAGTATCGCTGGCAAAGCACGGATTAATAGCGCTAATAGCTATACTTACTTGCGGAGACATACAATAACAGCCAACCAGTACCGTTATACTGTAAAACAACAAGACCATGAAAAGCGAAATCCACGAGAAAGTTTACGGCCAAATAGAATGGAAGCATCCTCGCCTTGAATACAGAGCTGCTGATAAAAATGGCTACATTTGGTATTACGAATCTCTGCCAGTTCGCGACTTCGATAAGTGCGAGTGGAAAAGTTACGGAACCTCAGATTTCCAGATACACACAGGAGAAACTGCCAACAGCCAAGACCTCTGGAAGGATTCGCTTCAGACTTTCCAACAGTATCAAGAATCAAAAAAAACAATATCATGAAGAGCAACCACAAGGACATTTACGGCAACATGCCCTGGAAGTATCCAAACCTCAAGTATCGCGCTGTCGACAAGAACGGAAGCGTCTTTTACTATGAAAAGCGCCCAGTAATACGATTCGATCACTGGGACCGCATAGAAGATGACTTCGAATTCGTAGAGGATATTGAAGGCATTATCCAAGACGTCATCGGTCGCACCCTCTGGGAACTCAGCCTGCAGACTTACGATCAGTACTGCCTGGAAAAAGAAGGGTACGAGAGCGAGTATGAGCGCGAGCGCAGGCTCTGGGTCGAGCAGACGATGAGCCGCTTGGTTGAAATTGTGCCTCCAGTTGCAGCTGATGCCTATTGCCTGTATTACGATCAGATGCGCGATGCGATCAAGCAGTACGCTATTGAGCAACGAAACCTGAATCAAGAAATCTGATAACAGGTCTGGAGGAGATAAGCCCTTTCCCCTCCAGACGCAAAAAAAGTATAGAATGATAATCTTAGCCGTTTTATTATCGCCCCTTATTGGCATTCTTCTATACACCGCTGCATACAGATACATGTACAAAGAAACCGAGGACTTGTTATTGTCGACTTGGTTCGGCATAGTAGCCATCTGGTTTTTGATCGTAATATCGTGTTTGATCTTTTCGATTCCATGGAAAATAAACTAATTGCCAATGTCAATATTACTAGGAGTACTCATAGGTTCGATGGTTGGCTTCCAGGCTGCCGACAAGATTCATGAAGACGCCCTCGATTACGGATACAGCAGAAGCACGGCTTTAGTAGCCGCCATGACTGTGTATGCCCTAATCATAGCATGGATAGCCACACTGTTTTGGGCATTTGTTGAAACCATCAAATACATATTTTAATCATGGCAATATTATTGTCTTTGTTCATAATTATTGGATCCTGGTTATTGTTAAATGCAGCTGGAGAGGCACTGGAAGAGTCTGGCATCTTAAACATAACCTCGATTGCCCTAGTTATCGCAGGAGCATTGCTTACGTTAATCAACATCACTTACTTGGCCAAGGGATTGGCAACAAATTAATAACAGCTAATGAATAACAACAGCAAGGTGTCACCTTTGAAAAGACCATGGTTGCATCCAGAGTACCCATGGCGGGCCGTAGACAAAGGATCGCGATTCTTCTACTACAAGCGAAAACCAGAAAAAGGCACAGTATGTTGGTGGGGCAGCAGCGAGTTTATAGAAACATCCCCAACTGATGTAAATTGGGCCGAACAACACTGGGAATACAGCCTGCAGTCGATCGAAGACTGGAAGCGAATGAGGCTAGACGGCAAAAACGTTCTCGAAAGACCATGGGAAGAAGATCCTCAAGTGTGCCCGTACCGCGCAGTCGATCGTAACGGAAGGACGTATTACTACGAGCACGAACCTTGGATTATGGCAGAAGAAGGCCTCTTCGCAGAGTCTAAATCGGGAGTCATAACCGATGGCTTGCCAATCGATGAATACTGGGCTGCCGAAAACTGGCAGTTTTCCATGCAGAATTACCAAGAGTACCTTAATCTTATTCAAACCTCTCCTCTCGAGACAAAAAACAATATCATGAATGACGCAAGAAGAAAGTACTTCCAACACCCAATGTGGGGAGTGCTATTGAAAGGGAAAGACGGGATGTTGTACAACACCAACAACGACGAAGTGTATATCGACGATCCAGAAAATCTCGAAACCGTCTACCAGTACGAGCGCCGCCTGTTTGTCGAAGAGGCCATACTTCGAATAATTGGCAACGGAGACAAGCCAGGACTCAACGACGCCAGAGTCTTGTCAGACCTTTACGATAACCTCCAGGAGGTACTCAAAGAAAAGCCATGAAGCGAATCATCAAGCTGATATTCACCATCAAGTACGTACTCCGCGGCAAAGACCCTGGAGACTGCCTAATACGGGTGCGTAACGCCCACTACCTTTTTGAGGCGATGTGGGACGAGATATGGACAGAGAAACCTCCTATTCCTCAACAAAAACTATATCAAGATGTCTTTAGTAATTCGCGTAATCCTTAAGGTCGTTCTGGTCGCCATGCTCGTTTACGGCCTGTTTGCCTGCCAGCCCGACCACACCAGAGACATGCCCAAGCGGGCCATGTTTCTGGACTCCCTCAAAGTCGCCAGAGAGGAGAGCAATAAGACCAGGCGACGACTTGATTCACTCCAACAACAAATCGATGACCAAGACGATTTTATTGATAGCTATAATAGCGGCATCATGCCAAAAAGACGCTATGGAAGTAGTAGAAGTAGCTACCCAACAAGCACAACAAATTACTCGCGTCCAAGAGATGCGTCGCCAAGTACGAGCCGATATGGAACGACGATCTCAACTTCGAGCAGAAGTAGCCGCCGCGCTGGCCGCCACCGATAGCCTCACGAGATTCATCATGGGCATAGACCACCCCAGCTTCAGAAAGTACGACTGGCATAAAACCTTCATAGATCCATTTTACGAACCACTGCACAGGGCCCTCGACGAGAGGGTTCCTGGTATAATCATAAAACAATGAAAGACAGACCCTGGCTTTACCCCCAGTACAGATACCGCGGGATACAACCCTGCGGCACACAGTTCTACACAAACACAATGCCCACGAAACTCGAAAGCATGTGGGGACTCGATATCCATACCACCATCATAACCGATAACACCGAACCCGAACTCAACTGGCTGAGAATCCAGCAAGCTACCCCCGAGCAACTGTCACAATTCTTCGAGTCACAGATAAAAGCCAAAGTAGTCACCCAGCACCAGAAAACATCCATCAAGGTGGATTGTATCGTCACCGCCAACCTCGAAGTGTTTATCCGTAGCCACCAAAACGCATTCCCAGATATCAACATAACCTACGGATCATACCACAGATGCCAAGGCCTCGATATCGAGGTCAACGACCCCGTACTCGAAGCCATGCAATGGGTCCTGAGAGGAGAATACCGAGTACGCCAAGTAAACCTGATCACCCACGGAATCCTGGCCGTAACCGAAGGATGGATACTCAAAGAAACACACCTCTTCAAAGTCGAACAGTACAAGCTGCGAACCCTGGACAAAGGAGTACCAGTAGAAAAAGGACTTATCTGGGACTAAAAACACGCAATAAACACCAACAGACCCACGTTATACAGTAAACAATCATTTATTTTACCTCCTCAAGACGAAAGACAATGCAAGAAGAAGTTAAAATCGCAGTAAACCAGTTGAAAGAGGCCGCCATCAGCCAAGCCCTCCGCCCAAAAAACCAATGCCTGATCCGCATGCAATACGACGGCGAAAAAGGCGAATTTGAACTCGATGGCAACGGGGAAGACGTCGTCAAGATTCTATCAAGAAGCATCCTATCAAGCTCAGACTTCGAAGCCATGATAGAAAGCGCCTGCAGACTCGCCCAGGTCGTCCGCGAAGCAACCAAAGAACTAGAGTAGCATGATTCTGATTTGTGTTTTCAGGGGACTCCACACCAGGGTCCCCCTTTTTTATTACCCCCCCATAATACCCCAAGGAGAAAATACCCCCCCCCCAAAGGTAGCGAATCCGCCACCTTTAAAACTGCTAGCAATAGAGTGAGTTACGTGCCCACATAATGTTGAGTGAGTTGCGAGCTTGTGTATTATATAGTGAGTTACGTGCGGGGGACTCGTAACTGGCGACCGTCCCCCCGTTTCCCGTTTGGGAAACAGCCCCCCCCGAATTTCAAACGAAAAGTTTTTTTTGGCCCTATAATTAAAACTGTTTGTATCGCTTGTTGTTTTTGGCCGTTTATTTTGGCTGTGTTGCCTTTTTCCTGTTGGCAGGTATTTTGGTATTGTTTTGTAATTAAAAGCCCACACAACGGCTGCAATTGGGTAAATAAAACGTTTGTATATTGCGCGGTTGTTGTAATTAAAAACGTTTGAAAATAATTTAAAAAATATTTGGAAATATAAAAAACGTTTGTACCTTTGTACCGTTGCAAACAACAAACGGCAAAAGCGCCGTTTCCCAATTAGGCAAAAATATTTCAAAAATTTTTTGAAAAAAGCTTGCACAATTGGGGAAACGTTTGTACCTTTGTTTCAACAACAAAATGAAAAAACGATGAAAAAATTTTACAACTTTTTGCTTAACATCCCTACGGGGATGGCTTTCGGCAAGCTCGCTACCTACATAGCCAGCTACCACCAGCAGGCAGATAGCCTGCAATCATTTTTAACGTTTTTGGCCGTAGTTGCCTGTTTAGCGTTATTAGCAGCTCCCTTCTGTACTCCGTTTATTACGGATTGCGAAGACGAAGACTACCCAACAACGCAGGCCATTGCAGCCTTCGTTTTGGCTGCAGCCGTAGTTGTTGCCCTGTAAGGTAAGCGCTGGGTTCGACTCCCAGCCAGGGCTCTAAATTTTTGAGTATGAAAAAGAGGATACCCATGCCATCTCACCAGTACTGGAAGGACTGGTTTGATGACCTGCAAGAGCGGACTGGATTCAGGCTTATGCCTAGAGCTCTGGCAGTTATTATCAACATCGCGGAGGAGATAGACCCTCCGCATGAGGACTTCGAGCTTCTGTATAATATGCACACCATTGGGGGAGACCTCGATGGGGAGCTATATACAATAGATAATGACGAGTACCACCAATGGTGGCTCGTTAGCCGATAGCCCCTCTCCTCTCCCGACGGTCCTAGTAGGGGTTCGATTCCTCTAGGGAGAGCTAAATATTAATGATATGGCAGTTGTGAACATACGCGAAAGCGGCTTGTCCAGCCGCCTTGAGCGAATGCCATCCGTAGACAAATGGATAGCATACTTCTCCAAGCGGAGAGAGGAGGACGGCTTTGAGCTGACCCCTCGAGCCAAGGACAAGCTGCAATTTCTGCTCATCGAGGCTGACGAGCAGGATTTCGACTACTACTTGGATGATCTGATAAGCCTCCATTGCATAGGCGGCACAACCGAGAAGGATTACCTTCTAATTGTCGACGAGGAGGAATTAGGTATATATATATGCGACCTAGACTCCTACATGGCTACCTATCACTACAAACGATAGGCTGCCCACCACCTCAACGGTTCCTCGCGGGTTCGATTCCCGCGGAGGTGGCTAAATTTTACCGATATGGAACAAATTGTCAAGATGCCCGACCTAGTGCATCAATGGAGAAACTTTATCTACTTCGGGACGACTTCGAGCATGAAATTTCTGCCGATAGCGAGGCAGTGGTTGGACCAGCTGAATGACTCGGAGCGATTGGAACCAGTAAAAAAGGTGGCCGCACAAGCCGAGGCTATCATGAAACTACATGGCCTGCCTGCCATCTGTTTCGACGACGACGGCGTATACAGGCTAGTTGCCTACGAGGCAGGCTTTGGCCTCGAGCGCCTGACAAGGGTATAAACCCTTCCTCTCCCGACGGTCTACACGTAGGTTCGACTCCTACGGGGAGAGCTAAACAATACTGATATGACAATATTCCTTGGTGGCAGCTGGCCAGAGGCTGCCCAGAACTTGGTACGGGGGGCGTGGTGTGGCCTCTACGAAATACACTACCTTACTAAGAACGACGTCGTCGACCTTTCGTTCTGCCAGTACGACGACCCGAGCCCTAGGCTGGTCAAGAAACTAACCAACAGGTTACGCATTGTCAAGGCAGGCCAGCAATGGTTCAGCCTGAGACAAAACGGGAACGCGGTATTTTTATACCCGACGCCCGATTATAAATTCCTTTGCGAGTACCTCGATATGACGTTTGAAAGCTACGAGGATGCCCAAAAACACTTTCAAAGCGTGGAGGTGGCGGTCGAGCGGGGAGATCTCGTCCCCATTGAAGATTAAGTAGCCTGTTTTCCCCGACGGTCTTTGCGCGGGTTCGACTCCCGCGGGGGAGCTAAACTTTACCGATATGGAAAAATGGAAAGCGTCGGACTACTTTGCCGACAACAGGGGCATCGTCCCTATGAAGGGAATGTTCCTATACAGACCAATGGGCGACGGATGTACCGAGTATAGGTACATCAACAGCGTACAAGAAAGGGGTCTGCGCCCCAGAAAATACCTCGTAACCGTCGCAATAGACGACGAGGAACTATACGACCACCTAGACAGCTCCGAGATGGAGGTGACAGGCGACGGACTCGAAAAAAACGTGGTGCGCGACTTGCAGGAGTACTTCCTCCGCAAGCGAGTAATTTACGCCGACGAACCCCACCCCATGGAGGAATTCGAAGGGCTGTTTTTTACCCACGACGTGACCGAAATACCCTGCGAATAACAAGCTGACATACAAGTTAAACAACGTCTGGAGGGGATAGGCCTGCCAACGGGACACCCTTCCTCTCCAGACCCAAAAACAACGCAGATATGAAACACGCATTTATTTGGGCTGACAAAAACGGCCTCAGCGGCAACCCTTGGGCTGATGGCTCACACGCATTGATAACCAAGGCAGCAACAACCAAAAAGGTAAAGGTAAACCCCAAGGCAATACACGACCTGATAACCCTTGCCTATTCAATAGACGAGGAGGCCGAGGTAGAAGCCCGAGCCTACCTTATGGATCGAGACTGGGTATTCAAAGAAGGCGGCAAAAAGTATTATATCGACCAGGACAAGGACGGTACAATATGGGCAGTAGAAGTAGGGAGGTTCCTCAACGAACCAGACCCCAACCGCCCTTGGGAATACAAAGACCTGGCCTTCCGATATATCGACGAGCAGGGGCGTGAATGGTACTCCAAGGCAGCACCAGTACGGTTCACAAAGTACAACCTCTGGACACACCACGAGGAGCGGCCAATGTTGCGCCAGTCAACAGCAAAGCCTATACCAATGGGAGCACGCTGGACAGCAGCCAATTGGGCAAACAGCCTCCAGCACATACCAATAGAACTCGAATAACCGAACCGTCGGGAGGCGAGAGGCGACCCCTTTACCCTCCCGACAAAAAACAAAGACCATGTATATAGACTATTGGCCAACAGAAACAACAGAGCCAAACGAGGATGAACGTTGGCTACCATTTGCCGATACTTGGCTAGATGCTTGCGAAGAGATTGCAAGCAAGCGCAGATACTCCGCAGAAGCCCGCAAGATAGCAAAGGCCTATTTAATGGCGTCGAGCGACGAGCGAGAGAAGGAGCTGACAGACGAATTAGAGCTATTGCCAGACATAGGTACAGGCAGACGCCTTCGGGGAGGGTTGTTTGAAATTGAATATCAAGCTGTTTAAAAATACCGCCATGAGTGTAATAGATGCCAGCAGCCTTGGGCTGCGCTGGACAGAGCTGGAGCTGCCGTTCTCTTTGAAATACGGCCTCGTATATACGGAGGAGCCAGTGACCCTCTATATATACGACGGGGACTTTGTACAGCGGGTAAAACCGCGGAGGTACGAGCTGGAGGCTGCAATAACAGCCGACAAGGCTAATGTTGAGGCTGGCCTCGGGGTAAGCCTTGAGAACCTGTTTGCCTACAGTTCAGACCTTGAGCTGGTACAGGTATTACAATACAACAAGCCGCTGGATTGGTTCTGGCGGGTTACGAAGGGGGAAGGGTGTCCGTTTATTTATACTTGGCCGATGGTACTCGGGGAATTTTGCCACCAATTTAAAATAGACCCACAATGGATCGAAGAGTTAATGCGGGAGGCATAGCCCTCGCTGTATTGGCCTTTGCTTTGGCCTCGGCTGGTACGTTTAGGTACTGGCTGGTAGATAGCAGGGCATATTTGCTCTGCACGATAGTACAACTGGTGGCAGCTTTTGTCGCCATAGTACTCGCTGAGGTACACGAAAGCAAATAATATACGGGGTTCGGGTAGCGATACAGTCAACTCGCAAGTATCCGCTCGGACCCCCTCGAAACAAAATTCTAAAACAGGTATTCTATGGCGTGAAAATTACTCGTATTGTATTCTGTTTGCAAGCATAAGCCGTTGTTACTGCGGCGCTTGCGCAGATCTACTGGCTCAACAGGGGTTAATTGGAGGGGGTTATTGGTTGTGGGTGCTGTTGGTTGGGCTGTGGGTTGTGTTAATTGGTCTAGAGGGTAAAGGTGCTGGGTCTATTCGGGGTACTTTGGAAGCCTCGGGTTGTACCAACAGGCCGAAATACCCAGCGACAGGGGCAATAAGCCTGCCCACATGTCGTTATGTATAAGAAAAAAATATAATTATGAATATCACAGAGCGTTTATTGGGGCTAATTAGCCCCGCTCCCAGCAAGGACTTGAGTGTCCTTGTTGACAGGCAGTACCTAGCCGAGCGTGCTGCTGAAGCAATTGCCAACGGGGAGGACTTTGTTGTGCCCCATTACTACCGTTATGCCTCGGGGTCTTTCCATCGGAGGAAGAAGGACGCCCAACACAACGCGAAGCGGATACAGATTGGTAAATTCAAATACTACTACGCGCAATGAGAACAGAAGCAGAAGTGCGCAGGTTCCTGCGCGATCAAGGCATTACCAAAGAGGTAATCCAAGGTATATATGGGCAGAAGCAAGCCCACTTGGCTGGGTCGGACAGGCCTGTATACCTTGTTGCTATGGGAGCGGTTGTTGATCTCGTAATGAACGACCCTCAGAAGCTCTCGGACTTTATGCATTATTGCTCCGAGCTTTTGATCGAGTCGTATACTGAATGGCCGCTTGGTATTATACAGCACCTTATGACCAGCGATGCTGGCAGGATAGCTGTTACTGACGCCTTGAGAGAAAAGGGCGAGCTTGGCGGGCTCATTGATTATTACCTGACCATGGAGGGCGTGGAGATGCTCTTCGATGGGGAGTACTACGGGGAGGTCACAATTGCTTCATCAGGTGGGGCATATATTTACCACGTCTTTATTCAATAAACTATGACGACATCAGAAAAGCATGCCCGCGGGCTCATCAAAAAGTGGGGCTTAGACCCAGACGAGGTTGTCGAACGCTTGCACGGCGAGCGTGAGGCTCGCATCAAGGCGGGCGATACAGAACTGTATTTTATTCGGTACTCCGAGTTGCGCAACCGACTGTTTTGCAGGCCTAACTGGCTGCCTAAATTAATAGAGGACGCGGGCGAGGATGTGGTATCTTATGTGACCAAATGGCCTATTGAGGTGGTTACCTACCTCCTCTCGACGGAGGAAGGCATCGCGGTTGCTGCCAAGGGTATAAAGAGGCTGAGTTGTCATTATGCTTTGTATGACGCCCTTGTCAATCGGGGCAGGCATTTGAAGTACTTTGATGGATTGGCCGCTGGCGAGGTATGGGGTATTGACAGGCATTTAATGTTCCTAGACGTAGATGCCGTTAATATTTGATAGGGGCAATTGTAGGGTCCTTGACGGGGATAAACCCTACGCTGCAAAGAAAAACCAATACAGCCCAATTGTGCGCTGGATTCGTACTATACTGGGGCTTGGTATTTAAATAACGTCGGGAGGGAAAGGGTGCGAGTACCTCCCGCTAAAAAATTACGCAATGAAAGACGCAATCACAGACGCAATAATGAATCGGAGGTGGATACATTCCGACTGGCCTTGGAGAGCCATTGACAAAAATGGGCATGATTGTTACTTTAAGGAAAGGCCTCTTAAAGGCGATATAGTATGGCTGCCAGCTCATCGGGGCGGTAACTTTGTCACCGCGTCTCGCATCAGGGGTCGCTATGAAAACGAAGAGCAATGGCTGGCCGAAAACTGGGACAAAACAGTACAACACATCAACGAATTCAACAACAATAATAAATGAAAAAATACGTAATTAAGAAATCCGTAGAGTTCGCTATGCGTGCTGTTGTACGGGACCTGATCCAAGACTCTTGGAAGGGAAGATTGTCTCTCAATGACGATATCATCTCGAGTATGAATGCCATTATCTGGGAGGCAACCAATGAAACCAGAGAGGCGGCGGTTAACAAGTTATTTTACGACAAGGAGCGCCCATGGGTGTTCCAAGAAAATTTCAATTACTTCCGCTTGGGGGTTGAAGATGGCAATATTGTCGCAATACCAGCAAACAAAGAACAATGAAATACTTACTGACGACCTACGAGCAGGGTCGTAACAACTGGGCTGCCGTAGCCAACATGCTGCTCGAGCAGAACGACGCTGGAAAGATAAGGCTTAACCCCGAGGTAATCCTGGAGCTGGATACCCTGGCTAACGACCAGGACATCTACTCGGACGAGTTCTTGGAGACGGTCGACACCATCTTTGCTAACAAGAACCGCCCATGGGTGTTTTCGCTCAACGACAACAAGTATAAACTAACCCTCGACACTGACGGCTTCTGCGCCGTTGTTGTCGAATAAAACAACAGCCAATGAACGCATATATTTTGCGAGAGAAGTACGGTGTGCCAGAGGACTTCGATGGTCTCGGCAGCTACATCGCAGAGAACCACGCGGTATCCTTCAAAATAGAGATGCTCTCCGAAAACATCGACAGCCGTATGGGCACAATGCCTAACTACCTTGTCAGCTCTCCCAAGGAGCGGGTAAGCTGGCTCAAGGCAGAAAACGACTTCGATGCATGGCTCATGGCTCGCGCTGCAACTGGCGACGATACAGTTCTAAAGGTCGGGGACCGAGTGATTGACATACGGCTTGTACATGGCAGAGTCGTTGCGGAGGAGTTCGAGGACGGTAAGATGTGGGTCGTTATACAGCCCGACGGTGCAGAGCGAGTGACCAAGGTCCTTATCGACGGGCGTATTACCCCTACCTGTAACTACAGACGCTGGAGAAAAGTAATCCAATAACCGTCTGGAGGGGAAAGGTTGGTCCTCTCTCCTCCAGACCTAAATTCATTTAACATGTTTAGCAAGAATTCATTGATCTACACAATTCCATCCAACGGTCGCAAATCAGCCCTGTATGGCAAGATCATCGACGAGGATGGAGACAAGTTTACCGCCGAGCTAGTCGACGGGTCTGTTATATCTTTCTGCGGAGAAGGCCGAGAGTACATTAACGGCAACGTCTGGGAGGATACCCAGCCAACCGTCAGGCCAGCAACGGATGCCGAGAATCGGTATTTTATTGGTGGTCCTCTTGTATTCTTATCTGGGTTCATCACTCCCCTTCAACTTCACGCAATATATGTAGCATCCGACAGCGACTCACCTCTTGGAGAATCCCTGAAGTGCTTAACAACAATCCCAGATCCTGTAGAGGTTATTAACAGGATCATACTACAAATCGACGATGAATACCCAGAGGAACAAATAGCCCTAAAGCTACTTGAGCTGGCAGCTTCATTACTCACACGCAAATAACATACACAACATGTTCTTTATCGTAAAGCCTACGGGCGTATATCAAGCTAGAATAGTAGACTCTGGGCTCAGGCACTTCGAGGTTGTTAAAATCATCAAGGGCAAGGAGGTTGGTCCCCCCGAAAAGGTAACGAAGTTGTACAGCCTCGAGGAGGCTTGCAATAGCTGGTGGCTTCGTTATGCTGAGCGCTCGGTTGTTTATTGGAGGGGAAATCTGGTGGCTTACATGCAGCTCGGCTATTTGGAGTCTGGTCGCTTCGAAGCCCACCTGTTAACCGAGGCGGGGATCGACGTGATACTCGACGAGAGCGAAGTTATATCTTCGAAGCAGGACCTTTTCACTAGGCTCACGAACGAATTATTTTTCTAAACGCACTAAATCAAATCGTATGTTTATTGTGCATCCGAACGGCATCTTCAAAGCCAAGTTAAAGGAGTCGACTCCAGAGGGACTTGTTGTTGAAACAGAAAAAAAAGACGGTCCTTATTACGGTGGCCGCTATCTGGTACAAAAGGTTTACTGTCTCGAAGAGGCTTGCTACCAGTGGTGGCGCTTATTCGCAGCGCACGAAGTTGTCATTATTGATGGGAAAATTGTGGAATACATGCGGCTATCGGAGTCTCATTCTGGCGAATTTTTTGCCCACCTGCTTACATCTAGTGGAATCGATACCACTTTAAAAGACGAGGATACCATTAACTCTGCTGCGGTTCTTTTTCAAAAACTCAAAAAAATATTTTTCGCATGAAACAAATGATTTTTGTCGCAATCTTTGCATCACTGACAGCTTCCGCGCAGTATAGCGTCATTCAAATTTGCGGATACACTCAGCCAATTGTTAGCCTTGACAACTGCGAGGTAAACACGCTGCCCACCGAGATAACGATCCCCTGCTTAGGGTTGGTTATTTGCGACTTGGTCTCCGACAGCCAAGTAATCGATGGGGCGCTGTATACTACATGGAATGGCGACGGCGTTACAGCTACACAGACCCGCAGCGAAGGGGGATTCAAAATGCTGATCGACGACAACGGCTGCAGGATTGTTATTCAATAATCGCAAAAACCATGGAAGGTAAAAGATTGTATAACCACCCATGTAATAGCAGGTGGGTAATGGATATCGATGAATTCCAAGAGCTTGTCGAAGAAGGGACAATAACCGACGAAGACGGCCAAGGGTACTGGACAAAGGGTGCGCTTTCATCTAGGGACGACGTATTCGATACCCCACAAGAGGACGCAGACGGGGTTGTTTGGTTTAACAAGTAACCCACACCCAGCGATGGTCGCAGGCTGGTTCGACTCCAGCCGCTGGGCTAAATAAATTTTCATGAATTACACAAAGATCAACATGGCCGACCACAACGGGGTAGAGGTAGAGGACCTCCCGAGCTGGGGGGCTATCGACACCTCGGGGTTCACGAAGTTCAGGAGAGCCCCGTTCTCTAACGGCAGGTTCTATTTCAACTCCGTCGATCCGTTCTTTTACAGCGGCCTTACTAACCCGTTGGGGAGGGTAATGGACAAACGACACCTGCATGCTGCAGCCATCAGAGCTGCCTACGAGGGAAGGGATACTCAATTCGAGTGGGAGGTGGCGGCCAACTATGGGACGATGTTCCATCTATTGGTTGGACTCCACGAGGAGGGAGCGCTTCAGTTCTCCTTCGAAAACGCGGACTGGGAGGGGGTGCTTGACTCGTTTGTTGAGGAGTACCGTTACTATGACTTCAGAAGGGTCTGGAGGGATCAGGTGCGCAATGACTTTGCCGCCTACTTCCAATGGAAAAAAGACTTTTCGGTCAGAGTACTCAGCACCGAGGTCATGGTAAGCGACAGACAGAATGCTGTCGCGACTCCGCTTGACATAATCTGCGAGATGATGTTTGGTAGGAAGAAGATCTATGCCAACGTGAACATCAAAACAGGGGACCATGCGTTCACGGAGGATAACCTCCTCCAGATTGCGTGCGAAGCCCACCTCTGGAACAAGACCGAGGGAAAGCCCTTTAGCTTGTCTGGATCCTTCTGTTGGAGGCCAAAGAAAAGGAACCGAACGCCAGGTGCGTACGAGATGAGCAAGAATATGTGCTTAAAAACGGATACAGAGCTAACCGCCAGAATAGAATATGTCTTATATTCGGCCAAGCTGCTCGGGCTCAACAAGCCCAGCGGCAATATTGTAAGATACCATGGCGACCAAAACGAGTGGCGGGTAGAGAAACTCACCCCCGCGCAATGGTTGCAAGAATGGCAGAGCCTAGGTTTGTAATGAGCTACTTAAAAGGAAAACAGGCGGAGGCGGACTTTGCGGTTCGCTTTCCCCTTGTACGGTGGGCAACTACCGAGGAAGATACGAGACTCCATTTCGATGGGGTCTTTTTAATATGGGATCGGGAGGTTCGGGTTGATATAAAGAGCCATCGATCTACCAATCGCGGTGAGGGTCCTGGTGAGTTCGCCTGGGTAGAGCTTATCAATGTTCGGGGCGAACGGGGGTGGCTCTTTGGGCAGGCCGATGTTATTGCCTTCCAATACAATGACCTGTGGCTTCTCGTCGAGAGGGAAAGGCTGGTTGATCTGGTCCTAGGTACTATCGAGGCGAAGATATCCAAGGAGCCTTTTTGCTTATACAGGCGCAATAACAGGAAGGACCTCATCGTTATGCTCCCGTATGATGAAATTAAAAAAATCGCAACATGATGACCATCAAAAAAGCTAAGGAGTTATACGGCGACAAGACTGTTGCTGTGTATCAGTTTGCTCTTTCGATTGGAGCAGATATGTCGATCTTCAAAGAGGAGATTGACATACTACCGCCGCCGAAGATCGATGACGCCTTCGTTCGATCGTTCCTTTCCAAATGGCCTACGCCCAAGGTTACGGGGCTGAGCTACGCCGTGGGCGGACAGAAGGCCGAGGTGAAGGCTAGGTTTGTTAATCTGCTCAAGAAGTGGGGTAAGATAACGGACACAGAGTTCAGTGAGGAGCTGGCGCTTTCTGCTACCGACATGTACCTAGCCCAACAGAAGAAGGAGGGATGGAAGTATACGCAGAAGGCATACAACTTTGTCCTGCGGGGGGAGGTAAGCATGCTTGCTTCCTACATGGAGCAAATTGCCAACGGGGAGGATACCACACAAAAACGGGGGTTCTATATATGATGAACGAAGAGTATTTTATGCGCATAGCCTGGGCTGTTGCTTCTGGTTCTCAATGCAAGCGAGCCCAGGTTGGTGCTGTCATTGTCGACGAGCAGAGGAGAATAGTGAGCACTGGCTTTAACGGCCAGCCCCGCGGGGTTGATAACAACTGCGAGGACTGCGAAGGTAATACGCTGCCAACGGTTATCCATGCCGAGATGAATGCCATACTCTTCGCCTCCAGACCTTTGACTGGTTGCACCATGTATGTAACACACAGTCCTTGCAGCCGATGTTCTGCATTCATTATGCAGACGGGCCTCAAGGAGGTTGTTTACGATATTCCTTACAAACAAAACAGTATACTGACCAATGCTAGAAGAATTGATAGACCACATGCATAGGGTCAAGAGGGGAGAGGAGAGAGGTATGGTCCTCTACGATCACCCCGTTGGCGCTGTGAGCAAGCTACAGAAGATGATCAGCTTCGGACCAGGCAGGTATCTAATTATGGCGGGGCCTCCTGGTACTGGTAAGACCAGCTATATAGATACCCAGTTCGTACTAAAGCCTATACTGGCATGGATACACAGGGGCGCAGCCTGCCCCAACTATATTTATAGGAGCATGGAAAGATCGCCCCTCGATAAGATAGCAAAGCTGGTGAGCGCTATCATCCAGGTGGACCAAAAGATTGTGCTTGACCCAAAGATACTGCTTGGCTTTAGTAATGCCAGCAGATTGGTTACAGACGACGACATAGCTTTGGTATCGCATTACAGGGATTACTTCGAGGTAATAAAAAAGAACCTGGATATAATCCCAGGCAGTGCGAGTCCCAAGCAGGTCCTCGACTATGCTGTGCGCAAGGCTCAGTCGCGGGGTAAGCTGTGGAGTACCAAGGGGCGCAGTGCTCTTGTAAACAACCAGGTCGCGGGAGAGCTGAACCTCAGCGAGGTAATTGGGGGTGTCGAGAAGTACTACATGGAAACCCCGTGGGGTAAACTTTACGAGGGGGCAAGCGTATTTATTCCTGACGACAAGAGCATCTACATCCACATTACCGACCATATTGGCAAGCTTGTCAGTGGGAACGAAAAGACTGTCCTTGATGAGCATTCCAACAATATGGCTGGAACGCTCCGCGATATTTATAGGTACGGTGTAATCGATGTGTCTCAGCTTAACAGAGGCTTGTATGATACATACAGGGCTAAGAATACCCTGCTGACCATCACGATGTCGGATCTTAAAGGAACGAATACGACGGCAGAAAATGCCGACATTGTACTCGGGGTAATAAACCCTGCGGCGCATCAGATTGAGGACTACGAGGGCTACAATGTTGGCTCGTTTATTAATCCAGAAACCAATGCGAGCCACTTGAGGGTTATTGTATGTGCCAAGAACTCCCAGGGTCCTTCTGACTTTAAGATAGGGGTTGCTTTCTGGGGAGAGAATGGGATGACCTACGAATTGCCATCGCCATTACATACAACAAATGTAGATGCGGAAAATACTATCCGCGGGACCTATTGCGTTAAAATATAAAATTCGACTATGTCTAAGTATTCTGTTTTCGGCCTCAATGTTGGGGCCAAGGTCCTGGGCCTAGAGCTCGGCCAAAGCGAGAAGGCCGTATGGCTGAAGGGTGAGTTTGGTGTTGGAGTGGACAAGTATGCAAAAAAGTTGTTCCTCTTCTACCCTAACAAGGTGGTAGAGTGGGCGGGGCGCAAGCCTGTTACCCACACCGAAGGCGACAAGGTTAACGCTGCCCGCAAGCGCTGGCGGGAGGATGTTATCACTGTTATTGCTTCTGCTTCCAAGCAGAGCAGTTCCGACCTTCTCAACAAGGTGCTTGCCTTGCACCCCAAGAGCCCCCAAGACTTTATTCGTATGGCCTTGGAATCGGCAGGAAAGTACGAGGGTAATCTGGTCGATGTTTTCCTGGAGTGGCAGGCGAAGGACGGCAAAACGTTTCTCGGATTCCCCCGCGATAGCAGCGATGGCCTGTTTATCTGCCCAACGACCACCGACGGATGGCGCAGGGACGAGGACCGCAAGGGGCTGGTATACGTTAAAGACGGGCGACAGCATCCTTTTACCCGCGGTATTGGGTACATGAAGAGCAAGCGGGCGCAGAAGCCAGACTTTGTAGCCGAGCCACGCGCAGAGCGGCCAGCACCCCCAAAATACACTCCGCCAGTCGATGACTATACGGAGGAGGATTTACCTTTCTGAATGTTTTACGGTTTTTGTTGCGGGAGGCTCCTCTGGGGTCTCCCTTTTTTTAACTCACGCATGAAAAAAAATGGTTAGTAAAATTGCAAAACAGATTACTTCAGTCAGACATTGTGACCTTAGCTTTGTGGGTACTAAATGTGTGGTCTTTACTTGCTCCTGCTCTCTGCTGGACGCCAAGGACAACCTAAACGAAACAGGGATGGCAGTTCAGGAGATCGTCCCGAGGGGATGGGCGTTAATCGTTGGGGAGAATTATTCCCACAGGATTCAAAAGGAAGCAAATGAAAGATCATTACCAAATTTGGGAAAGGGCTATCGGGTTTAGGCCTGAACTCAAGAAAAAGTACCCCAACCCATTCAGGGCCGACCGCCATGGGGACTGTTATTTCGAGTGGGTTGGTAATTACCTACGGCTCAAGGACTGGGGTAATTCGTACTACAACGGCATTAATTGCTTTGATGCGGTATCTATTCGGGTGCTTGGTCACAAGATTGACGAGGCTGGCGATCCGAAGGAAAACTGGAATACCGTCATGGACTTTGTTAGCGGGGTGGACAGGTTTGATAAGGCCAATATTGTGGCTTCCGACGATTTTAAATACAGCCTGATCGCTTCCCCTCGGGACATGACCGACGAGGAGCTTATCTTTTATAGGCAGTTTGGAATAAAGGAAACCCATCTAAGTGACGATCATGTGACGGGATGTGATTGGTATAAATACAACTCAAGGCAGCACCCAGAGAGTTTTACTGTTAGATACCCATCGGACCTGGCCTATATACTCTGGATGGATAACGATCGCAAGAAAGTCTACCGACCAAGGAACAAGGATCTGAAATTTACCACCGATACAGTATCTGATGATGTTTGGTCTTTTGGCAGCGGTGGGTTGGCGCTTGTTTTTGAAGGACACAAGGATGCCAGGGTGGCTTACAATCTGGGCTTTGGCAGCATCGGCCTACAGTCTTGTACTATTGCCCCCACGAAATTTACCGTTATGGCCCTCAAGCAGCGCTTCAGTCGAATCGTTTATGTTGGCGACTGGGATAATGCGGGCATAATAAACGGAGCGAAGGTGGCCGAAGCTATGGGTATAGAACAGCGCGTGTTTCCAGAGTACGTTAGGGACAAACTGATATCCAGGGGGCTGAGCGACCTGAGCGACTTGTATATAGAGATCGGAAGGGAGAGATGTATTAAAGCATTGAATTATTTGATGAGCCTATGATAATCAGAAAGAGAGGGGGTGTGTACGTGGTAGATGGGGACCCCATGGAGCTTGATAAACTCGTGGACTTGGAGCTAACGCTGGAGGTCAAGGGGGGAAAGGTTCGCCCCAAGTCGGTGTCGGCTCAATACCGCCGCCTGCTATACCTCCAATGGATGCACAACCCAGTACTGCAAGAACTATTTGAGGACTTCGATGAATACTACCTCGCGGAGTTCAGTATTATTATTCACGAACAACTAGAAAACATCAATGATCTACGCTTTAACGGGATTGACCTACACGGGCAAGACGACAGTTGCAGAAATGATATCCAAGGAAACTGGCTACAGGATGGCTAGCTTTGGCCAGGGGCCTCGCGATATTGTTACCTTCATTACGGGCGTCAGCAATCTGAGGGTAAACAAAAACTATCCTCTCCCAGACGCCTGGCAGGGGGGCAATGCCAAGCTTGGCCGCGATGCTATTATCATGGTCGCCGAGTCAATGAAGGAGATCTTTGGGGCCGATGTGTGGGCGAAATACTTGCTGCTGAGTACAAACAGCTACCAGAACATCGTCATCGACGACTTGCGGTTCTTGTCGGAGTACGATGTGATAAAGCATTTTCCACATAAAATTATACGGGTAATTTGCGAGGATGAAGATCGTATCAGCAGGGCCGCCAAGCATAGTGATTATCCGTTGGCCCTTATAAGGGCATCGGAAATCGGCGATGCCGAGGTAAAACTTATTCCCGCTGAATGTACTATAAACACCTCTTTCCCCGTTGATATAAAAAAGATATTATGAAGCTACTGTATCGCAACAGGGTCTTTGCCGTAACCATTGGGGCTAGGACGCTGGCTATCGAGTTTAGGACGATAAACTTTACTGTCTGGTATGGCCACACCATCTACAAAGAAATCGATGACGAGTTTATTGTCGACACCTGCAGGGTTGTTATATTCAATATATGGCAGCCCATCGAAAAATTTAATGAAGCCATGTGGCTCTTGCTGACCCCCATAGACTGGGGTACACCTACACCGCTTCTTCTCGATGGGGGTGAGGGTAAAAGACCCGTCAGGAACCAGAAGATGTTTTGGGTGAACCTGTATGGTGTTATTTTCTATACTGCAATTTTAATCACGGCATGGAATTTATTGCAATAGATACCGCAAGGACCCAGGGTGGTATTGTCGTCTCGAGGGAGGAGGGGGACAGAATTTACAAGATCTCAAAACTCACTCTCGCCCAGTACGGGAGGCTCCTCATCGACGAGGGGCTTCCCATTTATGCTGAGGCGGTCCAGGCTTTTGCTTTCGGGAAGGCGGCGTACGCTGCCAAGTTCGAGGCGAAGGGCAGGCTCGAGGCTATAGCCGCAATTGCTGGGGTGGAGATCGAGTACATATACCCACAGACTTGGCTGGCTTTCTATAAGTTTAAGAAGGTTGGGAACGACTACCAGTGGAAGAAGTACCTCCGCGAGGAGGCCAAGAAGTACAATTCAATGGCAGACACGGAGACTGCCGACGCCATACTTATTGCTAATTTCGTAAAAGAGAAAAAACGATGTTAAGAGATTATCAGGTTGATGCGGTAAACGACTGTATCAAATGGCTTGACGACTACGAGGGACCAGGAATTGCCATCCTCCCGACGGCTGCTGGCAAGAGCTACGTGATTGCCGCTTTGGCAAATCACTATGGGAAGGTGCTGGTACTACAGCCCTCCAAGGAACTCCTGGAGCAGAACTTCTCCAAGTACCAGTTGTACAACGATAACGCCAAGATCTTTTCTGCCTCCATGAACAAGAAGGAGATCGGCGAGGTAACGTTTGCTACCCTGGGTTCTATCGTAGGGCTTCCCCATTTGTTTGGCAATGTCGAAGTCATCATCTGTGATGAGGCGCACCTGTACCCTACGGAGAACAGCATGTTTTCCCGCTTCAAAAAGAACCTTCGCAACGCAAAGATCCTGGGCCTTACGGCGACGCCCTTCCGAATGGAGCGCATGATAATGGGTACGAAGCTGAAGATGCTAGCTTCGCGCAATTACGATTGGTACGGGTATGCCCACGTAATGGAGATCGCCGACGTAAGAAAATGGTGGTCTTCGGTAAACTACGATATTATCGATGTCAACGAAGACGACCTGGAGGTAAACTCCACGGGCTCTGAATATACCGAGGATTCGGTTATCGAGTTCGCCAAGACTACTTCCGAGCTTATCAGGGAGTCTATCGACAAGTATCGCGGGCAGCAAATGCTTGTATTTGTACCTTCGATCGCGCAGGCCGAAAACTTTGCAAAAGATTACAACGGGGTGGCTGTATCATCGAAAACGAAGAAGAAGTACCGCAAGGAGATCATCGACGGATTTAAGAGTATGGACATCGATATCGTATTTAACGTCGATGTGCTGGGTGTCGGATTCGATCACCCCAAGCTTCCTGTGCTACTCGATGCCAACCCGACGCTTTCCTTGGCAAGGTATTACCAGCGCTACGGAAGGCTTACCAGGCCAGCAGAAGGCGTAGAGAAAACGTATGTGGACCTGTGTGGCAACACTGGTCGATTTGGAAGGGTCGAGGATATCCAGTTTAAGAAGGTAGGCAAATCGATGAAGACCCTGCAATGCTTTAACGGGGATACCCAGGTGACCGATGTTTACCTACACCTACTCCACAAGGCTAAGGAGATCGTCATGCCGTTTGGCAAATACCAGGGAGAGAGCCTTAGTTCTATTCCTACGGATTACCTCCAATGGTGCGCCAAGAAAGTAACGAACAACAAGAAGATTGTCTTCCATATCAACAGAGAACTCGCAAACCGCTGGCAATAATGAGAGCACTAGTGTTTGAATTTCCCAACCTGGGCGTAGCATTGATTGCACCCTGGGACGATTTCGTTAAAGACCCAGAACTTATCAAGCTGTATGTATTTGGGGGTATCCCAACGGCTGATCTAATCATAAAATACGATGAGACAGCGTTCTATAAGAGGTTGATACAGGAACAGATTGCTACGGCGTTCAACAAGCTAAATACCTTTCACGAGCAAACGGCCTTTATTAAGCTTGTTCCTGAGTTAAAGGTCTCGGGGAAAAGGGTTTATTTCGAGGATAATAATTTAAAACTCAATGATTTATGGGTAAGTCTAAATTAGTAGCCATTGATGCAGGACACGGAGGCATCAACAGGTTCGGGCAGTATACTACTGCTCCGCGCAAAATGTTCGATCACGGTCCATCGTTTGAGTTCCATAACGGAGGGATATTTTACGAGGGAGTGAGCAACAGGCGAATTGCGAATGCGCTGGCTGCCATGCTCCTAAAGGAGGGTATTCCCCACATGATGGTATCGCACCAGAGCCTGGATACGCCCCTCAAGCGAAGGGTGGCCCAGGCCAATGCTGTAAGGGCAGCGCTGTACGTAAGCATTCACTCCAACGCCTCGCCCAATCACAACGCTCGTGGGTGGGAAGTATTTACCTCCCCAGGAAAGACGGCCTCCGACGAGGCTGCCACCATGCTCTACGAGGAGATGAAGGAGCTGTTTGGGGTGGAGATCGATTACAGGACCGTATGGACCGATCGCGACCCTGACAAGGAGGAGAACTTCTATGTACTCAGGGCCACCAAGATGCCAGCCATCCTTGTGGAGAACCTGTTTTTCGACAACCACCAAGATGCACTCAAGCTCCACCTGAAAAGCACCGTCGAGCGTATGGCGGAGGCTAAACTCAGGATGATAAAGCGCTTTCTATGAAGCAATACATTGAAGCTTTTGTAGAGGCATACAAGAACGCTCCTCCCTTCCCGACGGTCAGTGTTGATTACTACGGGTTTCCCTGGGAGCTAGGCTTTACTCAGCACGCACGCATACTATTCTGGGATGGCAAAGCCAGCAGGCCCGCGTTTATTCCAGAGGCTCCAGCGACAGTCGGCCAGTATTGGTATTATTGCGCCCAGGAAGGCCACAAGTTGCCCGTGTTGCAAAATATACCGATACAGGAAAACACACCCGACTATCCAATTACAAACGTTTCTGCCGCAGATGTGGCAAGATATTACAACTGGCTCAACCGCTGGTACGGTTTCAAAGAGCCGTACAAGGTAAAAGCACGGGTAAAAGACGACAAGATATCCATACTCCAGGACGACCTGGGATTCTTTATTCCCAACGAGGTGGAGCAAAAATGGATAACCCACGGACTGGAAAGCCTATCGCTCGACAAGCTTTCAGAGTATTGCTGGCTGCTCAACAATAGCGGTGGCCAGATAAAGCCTGTAAAGACCGAAGCCAGGCGGTATATCAACAAGTACCAGCATGGAACATTACTGCCAGACGGAACCTACCTGGACAAAAGCATTGGAATGCTTGGTCCCGCGGGGAACGTATACTGGATGGCATACGATAGAAGATAATCGTTAAACAAAATACCAATGAAAAAACTAGCTGTAATCAAGAGCCCCTATTCTCCAGAGTCTCCACTGGTTTTCAATCGGGCCGTAAAAAAGCCTATCGAGGTCGAGTTCTGTAGGATCGATGAGGACTTCGTTGTAGAACAGGGTCAGGAGGGGGAAGGCAACAGGCCATCGGTAACATTCGGCAAAGCTGGCGACTACCTGATGAAGGGGATCGCTGGCGAGCTGTACGTATGCCCCAAAGAAATCTTTGAGGCCACCTACGACTTGCTGTCAGAGTGATCAAAATGAAGAGTGGGGCCAAACGCCCCACTCTCCTGGTCATGGCTGAATCTCTAAAACTCTCGCTATCTCATCAGGATGCATTCCCGCCGTAAGCATCTTCGCTACAATATCCCTACTCTTGCGGTGCATCTTATCCATATACTTCTCGAACAAATCGTCGGGCATAGTCCTGTAAGATTGGGCAGTCTGATCTAGCTGCTTCTTAAAGAATCGCTGCGACAATTTAAAGAACTCGTAGTAAAGAACGGGGTCGTCGGCAAGCTTCACTCCCCCGATTTCCGTCTGCCGAGAAACCTGCGGAGTGTAGTAGTTCTTATCCATAAACAACTTCTCGACGGGGTCGAGTTCAGTCTCTGGCCTGTAAAAACGCTTGGTCCCTATCGTATGATACCAAACATTGTGAAGGATGCCTTCCTGGACCTGCTTGCTTATTGGGCGGCCAAAATGGTCGAGCGCAGGCTTGTCGCTTGCTATTTGTCGAACAAACGGAACGCTCTTAAGCAACGACGACCACCCGAGCAACTCAGGCTGATCGTAGCCCATCGAGGCCTCCGCATTGTTGAGTATGGCGCTTAGCGGTATGTACTTAGACATCACTCGGCTTATAGCCTCGTTCATCTTTTCTAAACTCGTATACCGCTCTGAGTTCGATATAGTTTGAATAAGGTCCGAGAGGCTAGACAAGAAGGCAATATCTAGCATGTATGCTGGGAATCCCGCAACCGCTGCCGCCCAAGCCATATCTTTTTGCTTCTCGTTACCATAACGCTCAACATCGAAGAGGTTGCCAACAAACGAAAGGGCAAGCCCTATGGGAAGCATACTGTAGGATACGTACCCAATCCCTGGAACACGGATGGAATGCCATTTAACGCCGCGAGCCTCAAGCTCCTTCTTCTTCTTGTAATCACTTGGCCCCTGGCCAGTCATTATTGGATAGCCCTCCTCGTCCTCTCCGCCAAGCGTCATTCCCGCAATAGTCATAAAGATAAGCCCAACAGCACCCCGCCAGATAAGTTCATTACGACGAAGTATCTGCTCATCAACATCCCGAAGGAAACCTCCGCCCCCACGTATATTCGTAGTGGGTAGGGACTTTCCAAACATCTTGTTACTGGCCGTCGTGAGGGTAAAGCCGTAATACCTAGCCATAGCAACTGGCGGCAAGTAATCCAACCAAGTGTTGAACAGGTTAGCCAGCAGGTTGGTAAACGGCACAACGTTGTTACCAAACGGAAGCTTTCTAATAAAATCATTGAGCGATACCGCAATAGCCCCAACGGTCCCCTCGGGTGGGAATCTGAAGACCGCCCTATTCGCCCTGCGCTCGGCGATGTCCTTGACCCTGAAGTCCGACGGAAACCTCTCCATTGCACCGTTGATGACGTCCTGCTCACTAAACGGAAGGCCGCTCGCCTGCAAGTCGTTCCTCGTCTGATCCATTAGCTGCTTCCAGGTCGTATCGATATCACCTATTGCCCAGCCACGAAGGCGATCAGCAATTGCCGCCCGTATCTTTTCCCTGTTCTTTTTGTTGTTCGGGTCGCCAGTTATATCCCCTCGAGACTGAAGATCGTTGAGAACCTCTTGATACAAGTCTCCCTTCTCTGTTACCTCCCTCGAAGCCAACTGCTCACTGGCGGTAACATAATAGGATACCATCGTAGGGGTTCTGAATATAGCGTCCTCGGCATCCATCAGCCGCGAGTTGTACTTGGCCATCAGCGCATACCCACCAAAGAAAGCCTTGAGTATATCATTGAGCGCCGCCGCAGGCTTGCCCCGCTTGAGGTTGGGAAGAACCTGTGATAGGTGCGCCATAACGTCGGAAGCAAAGCGGTAGCGCTCCTGGAGGTTAGGTATTTCGTACTTCTGTCCCTGGATCTGAGTGAGTCGGCCAGTCTTGATAATGTCCCGTGCATTCTTGAGCCCCAGCTTGAGGCCAAACTTGGCAGCCCTAAGCTTCTCGCCAGTGCTGAACCTGTACTGGGGTGCTACCTTCATCTCTGCCGATCCCGTTATTGCGCGAACCCCAGGGAGGTCAAGTATCGGAGCAAACAACGTCGATGCCGTATCACCAAGCGTCTGGAACAGGTTGCCCATAATGTTGGCAAGGTGAGTACCTGGAGAGGAGAGCATATTGTAATACATCATCATGCTCACATACTCCCCAATTGGCTCTCTGCCAACCTTGCGAAAAGCCAACGCCATCAGGTCCTTGATAGCGGCCTCTTTCATTGCGTACGTGGGACTCTTGGTGAGTATCTCGTTGGTCTTATCGATAAGGTCCTGGAGTTCCTGGTCGAGCCCCTGGAAGCCTGCACCAGCGGCCCACGTCCTTGTTATCAAGTCCGTCGCTGCAGCCTCGTCGCCCCAGTCTAGGGCCTGAACAAAGGCCTTCTCACCCTTCGTGGCATTCTTGTTGAACTCCTCGCGGGCATCCCGCTTGAAGGAGTTGTATATCCGCTTTGCCAGAACTGCCGAAGAGTAAATACCGTAATTCTCAAGAACCGCCTTAACAGCCTCCTCGCTCCAGGCGAATGTATCTACGTTTGAAATGAAGGCTGCATTGTTGCCAATCTCCCGAACGCTAAACACACCGTTAACGGGGCGGTGATCCCATATCTCCAGGGCCTGTGCATCGGTAAGGCCGAAGCGTGCACGCATCTTTGTAGCCCACGTCTTAAACTCGGTATTACCCTCCAAGGCCGTATATATCCCGTATTCAACCATCAGCGGGACCATCTTGGGGTCCAGGCCCGTGGGCGTAAAGCGCGTCTGGAAGCGAGTGCTCCCTCCCTTCTGCTCCGCAAGCCTCCGCTCGACGTCGGCCTTGGCCTCCTTGAGCCATTCCTTATCGCGAAGAGTAGAACTCTGCGCACTGCGCCCAGCGGCAGCCTTGGCGGCCTTGTACTTGTCAATGCTTCGGCTGATCCTATTCTGGTACTTTTTCCTGAGTCCATCGTAAGCCTTCTCGATAATCCTGGAAACAGCAATTTGTATACCCTCGGGAGTCAAAAAAGTGAGCGCCTTAAATGCGTTTACCCCACGGCCAAGCGATGTGCCAAGCCTGGCCAAATGTACAGCCACCTGGGCAGCGTCACCGAACTTAGACAACCCGTTGAGCCTCTTCAATAGCTCTATGCCAAGGAAAGCCTGCAAATGGTACGGAAGCTCCGTCTCGTTGGTAAGAAAAGCCTTTGTAGCCTCGTCAGTGCCAATAGCGTCGAGCCACATGAGTATCTGTTGCTCAGACTGATTCATTGGCTCGGCAAAGTATCGGATGCCCTTCTTGGTTACCTCGTCCTTTACGGCCTGATCAACAGCCGTCTTGTCGACGATCGACCGACCGCCCTTGCTCTGCTTGTTACCAAAGCTGGCCTCAGCCTGCCCCTCAGCACGCTCCCTGCGCATATCGCGGACCTTAGAATACCCTGGCGTCCCCTCGAACAACTGCTTGACCTGATCCTTGTCCATCTGGCGCTGCACCTTCGCGGGGAGGCTGTTCCAAAAGCGGGTAAACGAAAGCGACTGGTTCAAAGATATCCAACTGTCGGCGTATTTGGATATCGCAGACTTCACATGCTCGTTAGGCTCGAAAGGCTCATCGGCGTCGGCAGTCTGAAAGAGTATCTGCGAAGGCCTGGCGATATCCTCCGTGGAAGCCATAGACTTGTTGCGACGCTGCTCGGCAGTCATGCCTCGGCGGCGCTCAACATTACGAGCCTCGACCTCTCCGCCCAAGCGCAAGTATAGCTTATGGGCTACTCCATCGGGAAGGGACCTGAAAAGAATGCTGTCCCTGTCTATCCCTGGACCATTAACTAGAGTCTTTATTTCTGACTGTAGCTCCCTCTTGCGAAACTCCCACTCACCGATGGTCTTCGATACGATATCCTTCCATACGTAATCGAGATCGAAGTCGTCCATCTTTCCGAGCTTCTCGAGAAGGCCCACGTTCTTTTCGTGAAAATCGTCGTTATTGAAGTCGTAGGTTTCCGACGGGTAGTCATCAAGACCCAAAGTCATGAGGTTGTCAACAAAGTCAATGACCGCCTGGGAATAAGCATCCTTGGCTTCCACTAGTTTATTCATGGCTGCCTTACCCCCATCAACCAGGCGCTTGTATGTCTTTGAACTAGATACGATCGCTCTTATCTTGTCACGCAACTCTACCAAAGCAGGTCTGGAGGGGACAGGTAGCTTCTTGTATTCTTCGATACTATCTGATATCCTCGTGACCGCCCGCTGGCGGCCATCAACATATTGATTCACCAAAGCATCTTTCTCCGCCTTTGGCATTTTCGCAAGGGCCGAAAGCTGATTGCCACCCTCAGTAAATCCTTCGATCTTCTGTATAAGGTGGGCCAGCTCGTGGGCAAGGGTAGCATCTACATTGGTGTTATCCGAGGATACACCGATCGTGTTGGTAAAACTCAGGTAGTACCCAGCGGTATCAGAAAGATCGGGCCTGGTAGCATCGCTATACTTGTGGAACATAACGCCCCGAAGCTGCGGGTATTTATCAAAAAGGCCTTTATCGTCCTTGACTATAGCTCCAAGCGTAGTAAAGCCGTCAGACATTTTGTTGAAGGTATCCATATCAACCTCTACGTCATCTAGCTCGTAGCGCCATTTACCGTCTGCCCCTCGCTCCCAGTTAGTCATCCGCTTGATGATGTTCTGGTCGACGCCAGCCTGGTCCATTAGGTTGGCCTTATCGTACCAAGCCGCCATATCTGGGTCCATATTGGCATTAGCCCCCGCAATCTGGAAGAGAGTCCGCGAAGCCTCCTGGTCGTTTTCGAAGTTTATACGTTCGTTGATCTGAATAGCCTCGTCATCAAATATCACATAATTGTGATGATCGTCTGACCTTGTTCTCATTAGGGCATTGGTTGGGTACTTCACCCCGTCGTAGCCGTTGGCCTGGAGAAACTCGGAAGCAAAACGAGGACCGCCAAGCCATATACTAAGAAACTTGTAAAGCCTCTCGTTGGTAGGAAGATTGCCGTAAGCTTTTGAATTTAAAAAATTATCATGGGCAGGCTTAAATTCGTCGTAGGCTTCTTTGATATCCATCGAAAGCTCATTAATAGCCTCTTCGTACCAACGCCCCCGCGGAGGATTTATCTCTCCAGACTGTATCTTACGAGCCTTCTCGTCGAGGTAATCCGATATCTCCTGGGTCTTGGCATCGAGCATCTCCTTGAGGGCCTGCTTCTTCCGAGGATCGGCCTCCTGCATGTACTCGAACCTGATATTAATACGCTCGGAAGATAGCCTGGTGGCCTCGTCGTCTAATTTGTCCTCTAACTTATCGCGGAGCTTCTGTTTAAAAGTATTCCTAGCCTGATCAACCCGCTCCTCGTACTTCCTGACCTCGTTTTCGTAATCCTGGCGCTGCCCCTCCATAGCATCAAAAGCTTCTTTAGCCTCGGCCAGGAATTGCTCTGGGGTGTCTGGATCCCATACATTAGAAGGAGGATCTGGGGGAAGCTTTGAAAGCAAGTCGGCAAGCGTGCTGTAGTTTACTGGCTCGAACCACCTAAACCATTTATGCTCTATATCCTTCTTGCCATTATGTACCGTTACCCTGTAAAGAGCAGAAGGTGGCTGGGTTATCTTTACATCCTTTCCAGCGAGCTTGCGTATGGTCATGTGATTGATAGCAGCTCGCTGTTCATCGATTATATACTCCTTGTGGAGTACAACTAAGTCGTTTATTTGATATCCAAGGTAACGATGCTGTGTTTTTGCGCCAGGAGGTAAAGGGGGCAGGTTCTTTTCCAGATACTCTTGCCTGGCCTTGTTAGCTGCTATCTCAGCACGAGATCCATTCTCGAGCTTATACTTTCTTTGGGCATCCTCTATCGCTTCTTCATAATCCTCCTTGTACTTCTTCTGATTCTCCTCGAGTGAAATAAAATCTCCTTTGGTAGGATAAGGTCCATTTTCTAGCTTGAAAAGATCGCCAGCCTTTTCTACCGCATCTATGTATCCAGTCATCCACTTTTCATGAGCCTCTCTACCAACTTCATCGGCGGCATCGAAAACAGGCTGACTGGCGAGTCTGTAATTCAATGCATTCTCGACATCCTCCATCTCTTCTATTAACTCGATGCGATGCTTATACTCCCTTTCAGCAAGAGATAACAGATCCTCATCTGGAGTTTTACTGTTGACAATCCAGTAGTTAATCTTTCCAATTACATCGCTCCTGTTTTGTTCTGGAATAGCCAAGACATCTGGATCCTCCTCGAAGGATTTGCCATCGACAGTAAGAACTGCTGTGTTCCTACTGTTTCTATATCCAGTAGCAACCTTGGGGTCCGTGGAAACATACAGGCCCCACCCGTAAACCTGCGCCCCTTCGCCAGTCCCTATAGCATGAAGCTTGAATTTGTCGAATATGTACGGAGATCCGTGCCATGCGTTGACCTGAAAGAGAATAGCCCGCGGGTAGGCCCCAGGGACCGATACCCCAACAATACGCTCAAGCTCAGCCCGCGCCTTATCGAAGCGATCACGCAGCTTGTTCATCTCCTTGGCCGCATCGAGCATCTTCCTGTTGAGAGCATTGTCCTCAACCCGTATCTTCTGCGTGGGCGTCGACAAGGTTATCTTGCCACCAGCAAAAGAAACAGTAGCCTGGACGCCATCATAAAAAACCGTATCCCCCTCGCGGGCGGGTGTATAATTGATGTCTAGGACATCAATGTCCTCCATGTTTACCCCCGTAATGCGCTCCTTCATGTTGGCCGATACCAATACCCCAGGAGCTACAACAAACCACCGCTTGCCCTTGTATTGCACATAATCGCCAACCGTAGGGTCCCTATCAACAACTTTTAAGTCCCCACCAAGGTAATGGCCAGCAGGAAGCTGCTCGGCAGCCTTGTTGATGCGTATGAAGTCCTCGCCCTCGGAAAGTATGCGGCCAAAGATCTCCTCCATCTGGGGACTCAAGTTCCTTACAATAGAGGCATAAGTATTGATCCAACGGGCAAACTTGTCGAAAATATCACGCAGCTTCGCTGGTACTCCCGTCCTCCCACGCCTCAGATAAGCCTCGAAAGCCTCAGCGAAAGCCTCACTTGTATCCCTGCTCCAGCGCTTGGTCCCAGCGTACTCCATAATAACACGACGCTCCGCTGGAGTAAGCCATTGCTCAAAAACGTGAGCCAGCTCGTGGAGCGGTGTACTTACATCTGGATTCGTTAAGGCAGCAACAATCGTCCTGGCCTGGTCGATAAATACCGTAGCCCCCTTAGCTGTCTTTGGTACAGGCATGCCAGCCTGCTGGGCAGTAAGAGAATCCTGCCAGGCTATAGATAAGTAAGCATCCTCCAAGGTCATGCCCCGACGTAAAGCCATCGTCGCAATAATCCTGTCAGCAACCTCCGCAACTGCCCTAGCCTGGGCCTTGCTGAGCTTAAAGAAGTTCTCAATTACAACGGCAAGCTCGTCCTTGTTTCTGGGATTGGCAACAGTAGGCTCCCTCTCTCCAGACGGTGTTCTGCCCTCCGTAGGAGTTGCTGTCGGCCTAGCCCCTGGGGTTGTACCAGTAGGAGTAGCCTCTGAAGGAGTAGCGGTATCGACAGGCGTAGCCTCGGCAGCACGTCTGGCATCCTCCCTGGCCCTAGCCTCAGCTATCTTTGGCTCGTACTCCCTCCGAGCCTCCTCCTTCATCCTGTTCCAATCATTGATATCGTTCTGGGCATCAATCTCTATCCTGGCCTTCCTTGCATCGTAGTCAGTCCATTCCTCGATAGGATCGGTATCTGGCCTCTCTCCAAGCTCATCGATTCGAGCGGCAGCCTTCTGATTGGCCGCTTCAATGCCAAAGTCCAGGCGAGCAATCTCTTTATCTAGCTCGTCAGTTAACTCCTTAACGGTTGGTCCGTCAGGAGGAGAAGGGGCTGCCGTAGGAGTTGCTGCGGGAGTAGCCGCGGGCGCTTCGGTCCTCCTGGTTGGCGGGGCATTCTCTTCGAGCAGGCGCTCCTCGACCTGATTGGCAAAGTCCTCGTACCAAGGATCCTCGGGGTCGGCCTCCAGGCCTCGCTCGGCCTGCTGCTGTTCGTAATCCCCAAGAGCCTGCTGCTCATCGGGCGTTAGGCGGCCCTGCCCCGCCATCTCGTTAATATAGTCCCTTGGCGCTTTATCCCCAATACTCAGAGCCTGCTGAGCCTGGTTCTGAGCCACGTACTGATCAAAAACATCCCTGTTCTCCTGGACCACACGCTCCCCCGTAACTTCCTCCCCCTGGGCCTGGCGGCGAGCAAGATCCCTAAGCTGATCATCGACGGTATCAGCGCCGAACAAATCGTCGATAGACTTACCAACCCCTCCCTCTTCGGGGCTATCGGCATCTGCCAGGCTTACCCAATCCTGCTTTGTTCCATCTTCGTACGTCCCGCGAACCATCTCCTTTCCGTCGGGAGAGGTAAGGCGATCGGTTACCGTTAACTCCCTGCCGTTGTATACAACCTTGTTATTAAGAGCACGCTCAGCTGCCGCAGCCTCTGGGGTATTACCCTGCAAGGCCTGCTCGGCCTGGCGAGTCGGGTTGGTGAGGTTGTCGACATACTTGCCAATCTTTACGGCGTCCTCCTTGGTAATATCTCCCCTCCCGACGGCATCCTGCACAAACTTAAGGAAGGCAGGCTTGTTATCCCGAATGTAACGGGCGTACTCAAGCTGCTGCCCCATCTCCCTGGACCGCTCAGAGCTTCCAGTAAGAGCACCCAATATCCCCACCGAAGCGCCAGTGGTAAGTATTGTGCTGATTACCTCTTCGCTGCTCATCTCGGTCTCAAAGTCAGAGCCGAAGGCATTGTTTGCCACTATATTTGCACCCTTCTCGGCTATCATAGCAAACATCTCCTCAGCAATATTCTGAGGGATCTCTTTTACCATGTAGCTAAAAGTGTTACGGGCGTTGAGCGAACCGTCCTTGATAGCATCGATGGCTCTGGCAAACGTAGGAGCGTCGAGAGCCTTTCTACCAGCTCCAAATACAGGAGGGGCAAATATCTCCAAAAGAGCCTGAAGGGTTGCCGAAGAATTTGCGTATTGTGCCGCCTCCTGTGGCGTCAGTCCCCTTTTTCTTGCATCCTCGTAGAAGTCGTTAACCGAGAAAACATATCCCGACACGAGGCCACCAATTGTTGCTGAAGCCCCAGAGCCTGCCCCCAACGCACGTGCACCCTTGGCAAGGGCTCCTGAAGCAACAGCCATACCAGCAAGGTTTACACCAGCATTGGTTATAGCTGTCCCTATATTCTGCGGCTGGAAGTTACCCTTGTCGTCAAATAGCGAAGAATCAATATATGATCGCCAGTTGTTATCGTACCAGTTGCTAAGGTTCCTCATGTTGTCCTCGAGCCCCAGCGAAGCAATAGCACGCTCCCCGCGCTCCTGATCGCCAAGTACTATCCCAGCAGCCATCTTTGTAAGCCCGTACGTCTGGCCAGCGAGGCCAACAACAGCATCCTTGGCAGCAAGAACATTGCGCCAGACCTGCTTGCCCCTATTCCCAAGAAACGTTCCATCGAGCCTGTTGTTATCCGCTGCCGTCTGTTTGTTTGTACGGAGAGCAGCCGCAGCCTCGGGAAACTTCTCCAGGTAGGTTGAAATCGACTGAGAAGCAGCCTCGTAATTATCAAACAACTCGAGGAGCTGCGGAACCTTTGATCGCATACTGTATGGAATAGCCTGCATCAGCTCATCCATATTGATCTCAACGCCCTGCCTGGCTGCCTCCCGAAGGCCGTCGTAAAGCTCATAAAAATCATCCTGCTCACCAGGCGACAAGGTCTGCATAACCTTATCGATATTCTCTTTAGCCTGTTGCCCTTTCCAGACAATAGCATTGCCAACAAGCTCTGCCTTCGCCTGCTCATCCCAATACCTACTTCCATCGGGGCGCATAATGCCAAGAGCCTGAGCCGACTGGTAATTCCAATGGTCAGACAAATAACTCTCCACCTCTGGCAAAAACTCCTCGGGAACTCCAATGCGCTGGCCTGTAGCAACAGCCTCAAACCGCTGCTTCTCCTGCCGCTGCTGTCGCGTTTGGGCAATACCCTGCTCTACATCCATGCCGTACTGCCTGGCAACACTCTGAGCCACTGGATCACGCTGAGCCAATTGCTGCGGAGTCTGCGTCTGCCTTCCAGTAACATCCGTAGGTAATTGCTGAACAGGAGCCTGCTGCTCCCTGCGCTGACGCTCCATAGCCAACAGGGGGTCCTGGGGAATAACCCCCGAAGGCGCACGCGAAGGACCAAACAAGCCCCTAGCAAAGTCATCGTAATTGTCGGGGAGGTTGTTGATGAGGCGCTCGCTCTTGACGAACTCGTAAATCTTTCGACTACGAACAGGGTCCATCATACTATCCCTGAACTCATCAAGCCCTGGGAGATTGTTGATGACAGGACGCACAATATCGTAGAGCTTCTTAATCTTATCGTCGTTCATAAAAGAACCGTTATATTATTGAAAATCCTCATTCCAATCAACCTGCCTTCTTGAGCCTTGGCCATCAGCTGGTGGCTGACGAGGGCCAATCATTTCATCTGGTTCGCCCTCCCGAGCTCTCCGAGGCTGCTCGCCTGCTGCTCTGCGCTGTTCCTCTACAGTTGGACGCCTAGCCTCAAAGCGCTCGCCAGTCCTGCTGTAGTTAGGCTTGCTCTGAGAGTATACACCAATCTGACCAGCAAACTGAGGACTGAACCCAAGCTGTGGCAGGAACTCGATGTTAAGTGGGACCTTCTTGGTACGTATGCTAGCACGCCAGTCAGAAAGAAGCCTATCTTTAACGTCTTGAGGAAGGAAGGCATCAATTTCAGGCTTGGGCGGCGTAAGCCGAAGGAACACCTCTGGTTCGCCCGTAGAGGCGTTGATTTCGACGTTCTCAACAACATATCCATCTTCAGTTGTTGCCCCCTGGAGCATCGAAGATATCTCCCTTGCAACCGCTGTACTGCGAGACCTGGCCATATCAGTGCCCCTGTTATCCCAGACAGCGGACAACTTATCTGACCACCAAGACGCTGGCTGGTTAGCCATTCGGCTTCGCATAGCCTCAACGCGACCCTCGTCCTCGTCGACCGTGCGCCAGTTCTTGAGGCTCTCCCTCGTGACGGACTCTACCGCGGAGTTCAAAAGCCTGCCTATGGTAGTATTTAAATTCAAACGCCCCTGGGAGTCGATAAAGTTAGTCTCTGGATCGCCAGCAAGGCCGTAATAACGGCGGCGCTGCTCCTCGGCCTTTATCATATCTGGGGTGATGGCCGTTGCAAATATCTCTGTCGCACGCTTCTTTAAAACCCCTTCGAGTTCGCCCCTTGTATGAAGCTTGGTGTATTTATCAAGCTCCTCGACATTACTGAGTTCTTGCAGCAGAGTGTTCTCTACGATCCCAGCCCGCGACGTAGTCCATTTGGTCCAGTCCTCCTGCGTTAGCGGCTTGGCCACCTCCATAGGATTTATCTGGTTGTACATCTTTGTCTGTGGATCGAAATTAAGAGGAGGAATATTAGCCCTGTAATCCTCCATAGCCTTGGCGGCAAGAACAGGATCACTCTCCAGGTTCTCCAGGATTCCCTTCTGGTTGGCGACATCCTGGTTGTATCGATCCTCGATAGCTTTTAACGGTCCAGTCTGCCTGTCGGCAGCCATCCGCTGGCGTAGGTTCGCGATACGAGGCTCAAGCGCACGCATACCCCGCGGGTTAGCCTGCAACTCCTGGGTCATAGCATTTATCTCTTCCTCGTACCCAGATAGGATGTTTGAAAGCAGCTCCCTATCTTGCGGGATAGCCTTTACATCTGCAAAGGCCGAAGATACATCTGTTGCACCCGCCGCCCCAGAACTTTCAGGCTCCTGAAGGTAGTCGATAAAGTCGGCAGAGCTGGTCTTGTAAAATCTTGCCATAATGTATTACCCCCCGAGTATTTTAGCATTTATCTTCTGTGCAGCCGTCTGAGCTGGCTTCCTGTTCTTGGCTGCATACATCATACCAGTACCTAGGTTGGTGAGGTTCTGTGCCAAATTAGTGTAGAACTGATCGCGATCCTCTACGTTTGCAACATCAGCGGCCTGTCGAGCATCCATAATAACTCTGTCCCTGCTGTCAAGAAGGGAAGCACGCTGCCCCATTAATCCAGACTGGTTCGTTACGGCCTGCTGGTTGGCTACCGTCGAGGCCCGCATAGCCTGAGAACCAGAAAGCTGCTGTATACCCCTGGCGGCATTCATAGATCGAGATCCGCGAGCCTGGGCGGCAGCATCTGCCCGCTGCATGTTTATATCCTCAATAGCCTGCTGGCGACCAGCCTCAACGCCTCGCATTGCCCTGGCGTTAGCAGCAAGCCCCTGGCGGCCAAAGTCCTCATAAAAAGACTCGTTGGTTTTATCACCCAGCCTGTTTACTATCGTAGCAGCCAACGGTCCCAGCGTTGATACTGCTACTCCCAAAGGCCCCATGTTTGCTCCTACAAACTGCGATACATTGCTTATAGCGTTACCCACGCGAGTTCCAAAACGAGTGGGAGACTCTGGTCGCTGTCCCTGCATCCAAGTGGTGTTGGTAGGAACAGTGCCAGAAGTCGGGAGGGTAGAGATCAAAGGCGATCCAAGCGTTACAGGCGCACCCAAGCTGGGGTTGACTGTATTATCGCCAACCCGAGGGTCAGCAAATTGATTGTAAGTCGTTCGCTGGTTGGCTGGAGCCTGCTGGGCTGGCATCATCGTCAAGAGCTCTTCTTCCGTAAATGGCATCATGGCCGAAGATACTCCAGCCGAATAAAAAGGAACAGAACCCATGCCAGGAATGCCTATCCTGTTTTGAGGTACGGTGTATTCAAAAGGAACACCACCCACAGGATCTGGAATAGCAGCCATTGGGGTGGCCGTAGCTTGCCTGACGAGCTGTTGCTGCGGCACTCCTGGAGTCCCATTCTGATACATTGGTATCTCTCCCCCGTTCTCCCACGTTTTGCGGGCGTATACCCTAAATGCCTTGGCCCTCGGCGAATCGCCCTGGAGGTTCTTCTTGTGGCGTGAATAGAAAGCCTCGCGACGCTTTTCGCTCTTGTGGGTTCGGTAGTCCTCCATACTAGAGTCCCCGAAATGATGCCATTTGCCATCCATATAGACGGCCATCTTCTTGCCCTTGCGGTCACTGCGCTTGGTAGCGCCGTCCCGAACAGTCCCGCCTTCAGCCATCTTATCTTCGGCCTCAATCTTGCGCTCCTGCTCAAGCATCTCCTTGGTAGGCTTCTTGCCAGAACCTCGGTTGGCCCGTATATTATCCCAGAGGCCGCGACGCGAATAAGAGCCATCGGCCCTGCGTATCATCCCGCCGCCAGCCATCTTCTTGAGCTTGCCGCCGTACATCATTGGCATATCTTCCATGGGCATCTCCTCCATGGGAGGCTCCTCCGTTGGGGGGCCTTCCATAGCCATATCTTCAGGCATAGGCCCAGCCTCCATGCCTTGGGGAGGAGCGCCCTCCATAGCAGGCTCCATCGGTGCTCCTGGAGCCTGCCCCATAGCCTCGGCCAAGCGGGCGTCGATCATCTGATTGATGACATCTTCTAATTCAATGCCCTCCACCTCGCCGCCTTCCTCCATGGTATACCCCATAACACGACCACCGTAAGCCATCGCAAAGTTGCGGGCGAAGTTTGCCTTCTTGCGCATCTTCGGGGAAAACTCATCAGGGTTGGCAAGTATGTACTCGGCGGCCTGGCCGATGCTCATACCCATACGAGTAGCCTGGGCTTTGAAAGTTCCTTTTTTAGCAGGGTCGATTTCTATTTTGCCGCCCTTGGCGTACTTCTTTACCCTGCCACCACACTTCATCTTAGTCTTACCACCGTATCCCATCTGGTCGGGAGAGGAAAGGGCATCCATCTCACCCATAGCCATTTCGGCTTCCTTCTTTGCCTGTGCTTTCTCCATTGTATTCATATCATCGGCTTCACCAAGTGCGTAAGACCCCATAATCCTGCGCATAGCAGCCTCGGAAGGGGCATCAAAAGGATTGTCCATGACGTTATCAACAGCCCTGCGAAGGTCGCGATCCCGCTTCTCCTTCCTCTTGGCCATTGAAACACCGTCTTTTTTTATGCGCTTTGAGTATACACGAGTCCCCACTGGCAGCTCTATGGGTATGCCACCATTCTCATGTGAAGGACCCTCGGCCATGAAGCTCTGCCCGTTGGGCATCATTACCGCCTCATTGCCTTCTATTTCTACCTTTCGCTTCATCGAGAACCTGAAAGATTAAGCTGGCAAGTCTCACCTTGGGATGGGGGGTAAAAAACAGGCGCACCTGTACGTAGTTATCGGTAAACGGCTGTCTTTCAAACCAGTCCTTGCCAGTGAAGGCCAGCGGGTTTAGTAATTTGTTGTTTCTCCTCAGATCAACGCATTCCTCGATAAATACTGGAGTCTCGTAATTGCCGACTTCATCTCGGAAGCCGTTTATATAAAAAGACTCTTCGTAAGTGTCCAGAAGATACGATTGCAATGCCGTGTTTTGCAAATAGAACTCCCCCTCCAGGTTGTTCTTGCTCAGCAGAACACGCTCCGTAGTAGCCTGGTAGGAGTTGTATACAACAGCCCTATCAAAGGTTTTCCAACGGTCCTGCCTTCCATCAACGGTGGCATAAGTAATAAAGGAAACACTATCTATTCCCTTGGTCTTAAACACCTGCTCGAGAGCGTGGGCGTACTCGACACCGTAATATACGCAATAATCTCCTGAGTTATGACGGTAAAGGTGATTATTGTTAACAGCCATTAGTAACTTTCTGCCACCAAGGTATATCTGAGGGGTGTAGGAATGGTATCCTACCCATCCGTCCTGAAGGGAAAGGGATACAGTAAACGACCTGTCGCAGAAGTACTGGCTAGAGTCAAGGCTTATATCTAACGGCCCGAACCCCTGAATAACAACGTAAAAACCAGAAGTTTGCGAATCGTAGTAGATTCTATCCAGCTCTGTTCCCGTCTTGCCATCAGTAACACCCCCAAGCGGAATCAGGGGATCGTAATCTTTATGTGTAAATATTACACGCTGATACTCATCATCGTATACAGTCTGCGTGCCAAGCCTGTAACTAGACCTTATGCCAAGCCTCTCAGCCAGTGTTGTCCCCATGATACGCCTAAGCTCACTCTCGATCCCAAGAACTGGCTCAGCCTGCTTGGCTACCGAGTAAACCCTGCCAAACAAACTATCAACAAGGATAACCCCCGATGGAGTGCTCACAGTTGCCCACTTTTCAATCCTTCCGACCCTCTCAATAACAACCCTTGGCGGCAGGGCAAAAAACTCGCCTGAGCCAAGATATGAAACAATCCCCGCATCACTGACTCGCTCCTGGACATTACTGGGCAGATACCAAACCGAGTCGGATGTCATCACCAACAGTTCCTCGCCCATCCGATGTATGTCGGTTATCTGCCCAGTATTGCCTTCGATATCTCTATAGTTGTTAGCAAGGAACACCCTGAAGTTATCAGCATCCTCCTCCTGGAAACTCTGCTGCGAATACACAATCCTAAAAGGACTTCGGCCCATACACGAGTCACAACAATCATACAGCGGAGGTAAGGGAAAGTACTCCTTTATCCTATACGTAACAGACATGTCGTCATTGAAGTCGTAAACATACTCCCCCAATTCCCTCAAGACCCTTTCTCCTTCATCGTTCAAATTGAGGGCATAGTCCCTAACAAAAGACTCCCCCTCGGCAATACTAAACTGAGGTAAATCCAATACCCCCATACTAGCCTCAAAGTAATCGTCGGTCCTGTAATTAAGAGAAGTATTGAATCGGGACTCGAAGTACACAAAGCTTAGTAGAGTTCCCTTCCAAGTAACCCTGTTGATAGCATTAAACAAGTTCCTTCGGGTATCTACATCGGCAACATTAAAAACACTGACCGCCGATATAAATGTATCTCCCCCGTAAGCATCAAGAGAAGGCTGAGACACAAACGGGCTTATCCTAACATAGGACAAATCACTCAGGGAAGGATACGGATCAACAGAACTCTTCATGGCCGCGTATACCATGGAAAAAGTCTGATTATTAGATGTCATCCCAGTACCGAAATAAGAAATATCGATCGGATGATTGAGCCTGCTTACCTCATAAGAGATTGTATTAGAGTAGTTCTTGTACCTCTGAGCACCGACGTTCAACTCTATCCTTGGGTCTAGCCTAAAGTTATCGACAAGACCAAAGTTCCTGTATGGAATAGAAGAGAAGTCATTATCTGTTCTGGCGTAATAAAAATCAGTAACAAAGTCTGGAGTTGTACCATACGCAATAACGTCCTCAATTGTTTGCTGTGAACGACCGCCCTCGTGTCGGGCCAATTGATACTGAGTTATGTACTCGTACGACAGCGGCAAATTAAACAGGGTTTTAGGCGTTAAGCTGTATATGCCCTGACTAACAGATAAAGAAGATCCATATAACTCCTGAGTGTAATACAAAAGATCTCCAACAGAAAGCTCTGCGCCCCCAGATACCGTTGGGTTTGTGTACGTCGGGAGGAGATAGGCCGTATCAACAACCGTCGGATTAGATATCTTCGCCCGCACGAAAAAATGACCAACAATATCTGGATCAGGATAGGCTACGTTGTCGAAATTTACCCCCAACACATAAGCCTCATCGTAATTCACATGAGGGATAATATCCCTGGAAGGAAACCTATGGCCGCGTATCGGCTGCCCCGCAAGGCTACCCCATACCAAATTGCCGTCGCAGTCGGTGTCCATTGGGTATAGATCGCTTCCCTGCCAATACCCAAACCGATCAACAGTACCACTATTGCGAACTCTCCAGGAGTCGACCGTATCTCCCTCCTCAAGACCTAAATGAGAAACCTCGTAGGCCGATATCTGCTGAGGAGTATTAGCTTCCGTCACCACGTTAAGTACCGTATCCTCGGCAACCTTGCCGCGCCCAGGAATATGAAACACAGGGCTTTGAGATCCATCCTCGAAAACATAAACAATGCCAAACATGTAGACCTCGTCACCCATGTATCCAGCCCTGGACTGATCATAGTGCCTGGCGTTACCATCGGCAAGTATAACCGTAGGAACCGTTCTCACCACTGGCTTTGTCACAATCTGGTTGGCGAAGCCTTGATAGGCGCAGTACTTCCTCTCGGACTCTGTAATATTGGCAAGGATAAGCCTGTTTTCCAGCTGATCAATATGGGTAGCCCTTGCGATCATTGCACGGTCAACAAACACATCCTCAATAGCCCCTGGAGTCCAGGATGAAAAGTTGCCATCGATAATAGTAACTCCATCAACAGGCGTGGGCCTAGATAGGTAAACCAAATCTATACTCCCCGACGAGGAGGTACTTGCTGCCAAAGCAATCTGGTAAAGAGGCTTTTCGTTACTCTGTACCGATACCCTTATACTCTTGTTAGAAGATCCTATGTTGTCGGCAGGCCTGCTGGCTGGATTATACTCCCCATTGGCTGTGGTAAAGTTGCTGCCAGAGTAAATAACGTATGGGCCAGCAAAGAAGGACCAATTCGATGGATTCTGATTTGAATCCATATACCTAATAGCAAGCTGATAAGACCCCTGGGTAAGCGAGCCGCCAGCGACAACCGTAGCCAAGGCCTCGATGGGCTGGTCGGATGGGATGAGCATGTCGCATTTAGGATCCTCGAGATTGATAACCCTCGGAGGGTTGTACCCATCGGTATAATAAATAATGCGATCACATCCTCGGACCCTGAAGGTCGCATCCACTGGGTGGGTTGGACTGAAGTTAAGGCAATCGTCCCTGAGTACCCTCTGATAGGAACAATCCTTTACAACTCCAATCTCGTTCGATGCCAGAAAAACCACAAACTCGTTCTCGCTAATATAAAGGCCACCAATTGGCTCTCCGCCAAGATCAATGTTACATGGGACAGTTCCCCGCTCGTTAATAACAAGCGACCTGTCGCCCCCATCCATTTCCCTGACGGCATTTAAAGCGTACCTATAAGAATTTTCTGGCTGTTCCATGGGATGAACATCAGTCACCCAGCCCTTGGGAGCATTTACCATTCCTTGTATGTTTGTCGGTAAGGCTGATTTAGCGTACCAAAATAACTTGAGAAAGAGTGTATGTTAGGCAGCTGGTGGAGACTCTGCTGTAGCTTGTTCTCCCATTCCCCAACCCCCTTGTGCATAGTCATTTCGTTGCTCGCCTGTTTGCAATACCAGTGCCAGTCCTGCTCATACTTGGTAAGCAGATTCATAGCCACCTGGTCGCCCATATCTATCTTGCGCTGCGTTAGCTTAAGCCTAACGTAACGGGTTATCGCCTCCCTGTAAGACTCCAAGTCTGGTATCATAGGAAATCCGTCGGCATCGACCCGAGCCCTGGTGTACGATATTGCTACGTATCCATCCTGGAAAGAGAACTGGATATAAGGGTACATTACCTTGTACTCCCCATCGTTATCTGGGTGCAAGTTGTTCTGGTTGGGAACAGGATTTGGAAGCGATGAAAAGTAGCTGCCCGTAGCTACCCGCAAAGGAGCGTAGCATGTTGCATACCCATCGCTTCTCGACCATGCGAAATATGCATCCATCGTATAAGAAGAAGAGTACCTGCCCCAATCACATGGGTTGATGATATTCCCGTTACAATCCCTTACTATAACCTCACTCTCAGCCTCCGCAGGAACAATAGCCGATGGGCATACATAGGCAGGGTCTCCGTCGTAGCAAGTGTTTATAGCTATCTGTTTGATCGTCTTGAAGGAAGAGGGTAATAACACCCTGTAATTTTCAACCTTTACAAAAGACACGACCTCCTCCCACGAGTTTGGGGCATCAATATGCCCCAATGCCTCGCCAGCCCATTCAATAGCCTCGCTCTCCTCGAAGCTGGATCCAATATCTCGACTCAGCTTGCTGAGGACGTTGTAAATAGATATAAAATTCATAAGTACTCAGCTTGGTTTTCATCAATCTCCTTGTGTAGCTTTTGCCTCCAGGCCTCGCAGGCCCGAAGCCTGTACATGCGCTTTGGAAAGAATCTATTAAGCCTTCCGCGGGACCAGATGAAAGTATATATCAAATTTTCATCAAGGTAGTAGACAAGTTGCTTCTTTTCCCTGAGGTCAGGATAATCCTTCCACATCTTGTTGGTAGCACCCCAGTCTACAAACCTTTTATGCCTGGCAGAAGATCCTATGTAGATAGATCCAAGGTTGCCCATCTGGAACTTCTCCCCCTTGGCGAGCCTCTCTATAACCTTGGCAAAGAAAAGCTCGTATATCTTCATAAAGTTCTTGCGCGACATGGGCACATTACCCTTGCCTTTCATTCGGTACATTACCTGGTACGCTGTCGTCTTTTTGGTTGTTTGCGCCATCGTTCTGTGTATTTAATGTGAAAAGCTGTCGGATAGCCAATTCCTTAACGGCATCGAAAAGCTTACGATCCAAGTTAAACTCCCTATCCATGGGATTGCAACCGCCACCAGGGACTGGAGAATCCCCGCATATAGAGCAACCAGTATCCGAAGGGTCCTCAGCCATGAGCCTGATTGTAATCATCTTCAGGCGCTCTGGGACATTGATTAGATACAAATATCGGTTTCTTATATAGTACAAAGGCTGTTTAGATGTATACCTATTGTGACCTATGTACTTAACCTGGCCGAAATCGATGCGAGAGAAGCGGATTGACCCGTCGTATGTAGTGACATCCTGGATCAATCCGTCTCCCTCGCCCAAGGGTATAGGAATTTGACACTCCGTCCTTAAATTGTAACACCCAGCAATTGGAACACATGGACAATCACTCATCGAGGCATCAACAATCGGAACGCATGGAAGCGTCGTATAATTCTGATCGTTAGCCATACGAGTAAGGCCACGCTTGTGAAGTACAACCGCACGAGCGTTCAGAAGTGCCGCATATACCCGCCTGTTACGAAGTCTGGAGTCATCCGTAGGAACACCCCGAGAATAGTCATGCGTAATTAGTTGAATTGCCTCCCGTATTGTCATTAGTCCTTCTTGCTACTTTTGATGATAATAGTTACGATGGAAAACAAAGCACTTGCAGCCATAACCCAGTTGCCGCTCTCTACTGCCGACTTCAGCTTATCGACATCTCCTGTAATAAGCGGAAAGAACTCTACCAAGCTCGCAATGATAGCGACCAGGTAGGGGATGTAATTAATCTCTTTTAGGCGCTCAAGCGTCGGCAGTTTAGCCTGCTTGATCTCGATTCGGGCAACACCTACGAAGCCTACTAAGCCAGCTACCATAGCCCAGCTTTGAGATACAAAGTCCGTCGAGAGGGAAAAGATCGTCCCCAGGACAAGTACAATTTGCAGCGCAAAGTTGCTGCTCAACAATTTACTCTTGTTCATTACCAGTTTTTTGTGCCTTATGGCGTGTTAACAAAATAGCCGCGCAAAGCTTTAGCTTGGCAAGCTTTATCATTATCTCTCGGAGTTTACACTCCATGATTGCATACTTATCCATGAGCGAGCGCATTGCGGAGGCGCTCGATCTCTAGCCGCAACTCGCCAATCTCTCTGAGTAGCCGCTCGTTCTCTGATCGCAATTCCAGATTTTCCTTTCGGCTGGCTGCAATATCTTCGTGCAGATTCTCTACCTCTTTACTCAGTTTCCTTAAGTCTGCCACGTACTCCTGCACCAGCTTGCTGACATCTTGGTATTCAGTGGAAGCCAGCTTAGCCTTCTCTGTATTGTTACGCTGTTGGAAAAGCATAGCCCCAGCCCCGAGAGCCAGAATAGCAGGAATCCACTCAAACAATTTTTCCATTTCTTATTATTGGCATTAGGCTTTTGCCTAACATTTGTTCTTCATCAAGTATGTGGCTTAACTCGGTTTTTAAGGGTTTTGCGCCATAGATGTGAAAATCTACATCTGATAGCTTGCCTCTTTTAATCAAGTGCCTCTTGTAGACTACATCCATATCATTCATACAGTATCCCCCATCTGCAAAAGAGCCTGTCAGATCAGCATCTTGAACCCCTAGACTGATTAGCTCATCAATTGCTGGTTGTAGTCTGGTTTTTACGTCAGGAGGGAAAAGGGCAAAGCTGTCGACCTTCCTTCCTCTTGACCACTCATGATACTTGTCCCAGTCCTCTTTCGTAGGGCCCTGTATATATTCATGCTTAACAACAGGCTGCGCAAGCATGATCTCATACCACTTCTCCCGATCTTCGCTATATGGCAGAGGATGGTCGGGGTATCTCTCTTTGAATTTCCCGAATGTTATGGACATAGATCATCACTTCCTATTGGTACAACATTATTAGAACCTTCTCCACTGTTCCCTCCGCACGAATAATTAGGAAAGGCATTGGTTCCGATTAACCCTCCAGAGACAGTCACAACGCCATTCGCACAGGCGAATGTAGTTAGAGATGCTGGCGACGGAATCGCGAAAGCATCTGGTCCAGTGCTAACCACGAATGACCAGTCAACACAAGTAGGTACTT